TCATAACTCCTACAGCCGGAGCAATTTTAGTTAATTGCATCGAAGCTGATTTTACAATAATCAATTTCGGAACTGATATTATAGTTGATCCGGTTAGTGGTGGAGCTATTCCTGTTACCAAGAGCGGTAACTTAGCATTGGTAACAGTGGGGGGATCAGAAACCAGAACGCTAGCAAGGCCCGATAAGGTAGGGCTAGTGATAAACATGACCTTCAAAACCGATGCTGGTGATTGCGTTATCACTTGTGCGACGTTTGTGAACCAAGCAAACAACAACACCATCACATTCGCAGACATCGGTGACTTCATATCATTGGTGGCTGTGGATGAAGGCTCTGCTCTTGCGTGGCGAGTAGCAGCTATTGATGGTGCAGTATTGTCAACAGCATAACATTTAAGGAGCTATAAAATGGCAGATTTAACAGACAAAATTATTGTGAGTGACATCTCCTCGCTTGAAAAGATTATTCCTGATGGCGAAGGTGGAGAACTGCTTGAAGTTACCGAAGCCAGAACAATCACGAAAGAGGACTTGTTAAAACAGAAAGCGGCAATCGCTTCATGGCGACAAGAAGCAGTTGCCAAACAGAACACAAAACTTTCCGATCTTGCAACACGCGAGGCCGAAATTGATGCAAAGATTGCAAAATTCAAATAAAAAGGTATAACCATGGCGAATGAAATTCAATACAGACACGATACCACCGGAGCCGATGTGCTTTACGCGGTTATCCGCACAGCGGTAGGAAATGAATACTGGGATGCGATTGCTGCTGCTCTGGAAACTCTAGTTCCGGCAGAATGGGTCAACTACGACATTGCGTTGAGTGAGTCTCCAGCTGCTGGGTACACTTACGTGGGGACATTCCCCGCTGCTGCAGCAGGAAAATACAACGTGGATATTTATATCCAAGCCACAGGCACTCCTCTTATCACAGATGATCCGATAGCGAGTGGTGTTATGGATTGGGATGGGACAGCGGAGATCCTGCCTTCCGTGATCGATTCAAATGTGGATCTTGTTCTTGCGGACACAAATGAAATCCAAACCGATCTCGCGAATGGAGGGCGTTTGGATTTGTTGATTGACGCAATCAAAGCTGTGACTGATGTCCTGCCAAACGCAGGAGCGTTGAGTGACTTGGCTGCGATCCTCGCTCTACTTGCGAACGGTGGAACGATTGATGCTCTCATCGATGCGATCAAAGAACGAACGGACAACTTGCCTGATGATCCGGCTGACGAGTCCAACATCACGGCTCTTCTCGGCACTATCGACACGGTGGTTGATGGGATAGCCACCATCGCAGCAAACATCCCGGACTCAGGAGCGATGAACGATCTGGCTGCCGCGTTGGCAGATACCGCTGAAATGCAAGCGATGTTTACTAATGTTGACTCGACCGCAACAGACGCAATAACAGGCGGTAAGTGTTTGGAAATTATGCTGGCGGTGCTTGCCGGGAATACTTCGTTCAACGCATCCACCAGAGTTCTCACAATCTATGCAAGAGATGGAGCAACAATTCTTTGGACAGTTACAGTTTCCAATACAGTAGCAGGAACAAGAACGAGTTCAACAAAGGCATAAAATGTTTGCAACTAATTATTGGCCGACAAACTATTGGCCGACAAACTATTGGCCGACAATTACGAATTGCGTTTGTAACAAAGCGTTGACGATTCGCACAAGACGTTTACGCGATGAACGCTGGAATGTCTTTTTGGTCGATGCCGCCGGAACAGAATATGATATTGGTTGGACAGACGTAGCAGACACCGTAGCAACAACGCTTACAATTCCCGCGTGGGTGGTTGACGGTTTGTATGATATCAAGATCAAGACAACTGGAATGGCATGGGAAGGATTGATCCAAAAGAATATAGGTTCAATCACGATCGACAGTGCTGCCAGTGAACGAGCAGAAGAGGGTTTGCCCTTGTTGACCAATTTGCGATACGATTGGTCAGAAGGTTACATACGCCTGCTTTGGGATGGTGAGGTCGCTCCCGACGATTCTGGTGAGGTCTCCACTGGAATCTGGCTGAGCAATGGAGTGCCAGACTTTGGAACGGATCCTGACCACACCATCCCAATCTTTTCTTTTGTAACAACGCATGAATATATTTTATTCGAGTCCACAACATACACGCATGCGGGAGTCGCTGCGATTGGTGCTGATGGTACTGTCGGAACCGGTAGTTGGATTCTGTTGCCCATAGTTGCAGATGATGATACCAGCAGCGTAACTGTCACCAATCCTGATGCTGTGGTTGCGGAAGGTTAAGCAGGTTCTTCTTTCAGTTCACCATCTTCGGGGGGGGTCAATTGTTATATGGAGTTTTTTCTTTCCAGTGAGATAGAACCACACTCGCTTCCAGAACTCATCACTCAAAACTCTCCGTTTCGTTTTATCGATACCCAAATCATCAAATCCAAAGCGGCGGAGACTGCTTGTTTGTATAATGGCTTTGAATTCTTTGTAGCTTTCAGGCGGGGTCATCCGTATCCGAGCAGCAGTGAACTCAATATCAATATCGAATTGTTGAAAGTGTTCTGGATCTATTTTGTGGGAGGCTCGTATACACAACCATAAGATTGTTCCTTCGGCTGATTTGAAACAACCTTGCTCTGCCTTCCGGGGATCAAATCCTATTGCAATTTGTCGGGGTGCTTTCATTTTACTTCTCCAAGTCTATTATTTGTCCAGTTTGTAGTTCTTCAATGTTCGTGACGAAGATGAATTGTACATCCATTTCCTTGCTCAAGGCTTCCGTCATTTCCCTTACTTTGCTTCGGTAGTGGGCAGACGGGGATTTGAAGGGTTCATCCATTATAATAATCCTCCGGGCCAAAGGACGCTTCAGCATCATACAGGTTAAGCGTAGAGCCATCGCAGCTACATCTACACATCCTCCACCGGAAGCAGTCAAAGGATCTACTTGCTTTCCCTCTCGTTCAAATAGTAATTGAGCTTCGGTGCGTCCTCTTTTGCGTTCAAAAATAATCTTGAACTCATAAGGCTCCTCAAAGACAGAGGACAAACATCGACTCACCACTCCTGCAATCCTAGCGTGTACTTTTTGCTGAATCCCTTGGGAGATGGATTGAGCTATCTCGCGGGCTTCCTCGAGAGCTTCCAGTTCGTTGGTCGCAAGGTTCAGGTTCTTGCGGGCTTCCTGTATTTGCAGTTTAGAACGGTCATACTCGGTCATTAGTTTTTCAACCGTACTGGCCCATCTGGATAGTTGACTCGGTAGTTCAGTCATCTTGTAATACTTCTTCCCATTTGTTTTCAAACTCTTCAAGGGAGTCTATAAATTCTTTTTTAGCGGCTGCGGCGGCTTTGGTCTGATTTCTTAATTTAACTTTGGCTTCCTTCAAGGTAGAACAGCCTGTCATTTCTTTTAGTTGCTTCAGCAGAAGATCGAGTTGACCTTTGGCCTGTTCTTTATTCCGTTTCAGTTTGTCTACCTGCTGATTGAACTCTTCGTATTTTTCAATTGCTGATTTCATTTTGATTGGTCCATTGCTTCAAATAGTTTTTGTTGCGTTTCCTTACTCGGTTTTTTTTGGGCGATGTAATGCTCGACTGCCGCTCGGAAATCCAGCGGATTTCTTGTTAGTCCTTCAAGCGCTTTCATAAAGTCGGTAACATCCAATTCAGAAGTTTGTGGCTCATCGGCGGTCTTTTCAATCACGTCTTTGGAACAATCCAAGTAATGGCTTTTCACGGATCCGTCCGACATTATCAAACCCACCTGCGGTTTGTATTCTGCTTGATCCGTTTTTCGGATCATCAAAGAACCACAATTAAAAACAGAAGTGTCTCCGCAAGTTGTTCGGAACCCTTTATGATTATCACCGAAGATAACCACGTCAAATTGTTGAAGCCATTTTCGTTTGTCCGATAATTGCTGCTCCTTCGGTGCGTTCGGATAACTGTGCTGAGGAATCCAACAATACTCGTGGACGATTGCGATGTTCAAAGAGTTGGTTGATGCTTTGTGTTTGAGTTTCTGGATCGGGAATCCCAATGGGTATCCGTGAACCCAAAAGTCTCCGTTGACGTTACCTACAAATGATGGCCGGGTAGGGTTGGAACTGAGGGTTCTTCCGGTTCGGAGAAGGGTGCTGTACGCGCTTCTATCCATTCCATCATAATTGTGTTGGGGAAGATCGTGTTGGCCGGGGATCGTTATCATATGGGGAAGATGATCGGAAGCCCAATTGATGAGTTCGGCTGGGGCGTTCCATCGATCGAAGATGTCACCGGCACAAAGGATCGGAGCATCATGTTGCTTGGAAAGTTCCCGAAGCTCATCGAGAGGCCGCTGCATGGCCTTCAACCAGCTGGGTTCTTTCGATCGACATCGAGGAGCTGTGAGTTGTAAATGAATATCCGCGCACGCAATCGCAATTACTTTCCGCATAGTGGACACCTGCCTTTGAATTCTGTTTCCATTTTCAATTCTGTTTCTTTTAATAAGCCGCTATTCAGATCGTAATCAGATTGGACTTTTTTAATCCTGACGATGTCGATTCGTAGGGAGTCGGCCTTCTTTTGAATTGCATCCCAGCTAGAATGCTTCTTGCCCAAGGCTTCGATCGGTGGGATCTTTTGGGCGGCTCGGTGGTCTGCCTGCTCTACGGATCCGATGAGTTCTCGAAGCTGCGTAGCCCTGATCTCAGATTTAGCGGCTCGGCGGCCTGCTATTTCGCATATTTCCGCACAAAACCAGGTTTTTCCCAATAGATCGCATCGATCAGCGGCCAATCGCACCTCATTCACCTGCTTCTCGCTTAGATCGCAAATTTGACGCTGTTGTAGATGGATAGCAGATAATTGGCGAACTTCGGCCATATCTTTCTGGAGGTCGGGAATGTAGAGCAGACTCTTGCGATGGGATCTGGATGCTTCCAAAGCAAGTTCTCGGTCACTCGCGAGCACTTGAGCCTTTCGTATTTCCGAAGCCAATTTACTCATTGTAGAATCCATGAGTTCCAAGTCCACTATTTTGTTCAGAGATCGACTGACCTCACCGGCAGACATAGCAAACCAAAACGGACTATCATGCTGACTTTGAAAGTTGAGATCGGTTGTAGCTAGGAAGTCTGCGATGGGTTGGGGCACGTCACGTCCGAACGCTTTATAGATTTGTTTTCCCATTCGGTATGTGTTCGTGTTTCCTTCCCATCGCCTTTCAACTTCCACTCCATCAATTGTCAAGGTCACTGAAACTCTTTTGCTGTCCCAATTCAGAAACTCATTCCCGGCGGGCTGATTCAAACACACCCACATAATAGCTCTGTAGATAGCGGACTTCCCTCGGTCGCTTTTGCCGATGATTGTGGATCTCTTTTCGGTGAAGTTCAAGACCAGTCGCTTGTGTGCTTGGAAACCTTTGATGTCAATAATTTCAATCATGACAAGCCCTCAAAAAGATTTTGCTGATCCCACGGTTTGACGACAAGAAACTTAGCTGACCTTTGTGACTTTGGATTGTAATCAGGATTGGGCGTGTATTGGTGCGGATGCCCAAGTCGCTTTATTGCTCGTTGAGCGTGGAAGGCCATGCTGTACTTTCCAACAACTTCATACGCGTCCCCTTTGATGATAATGTCAGCGGTCTTTTTCTTTCTAGCCATTTCAACTTCCTTCTTGTGCGAGAACTCTCCGCACGTCAGACGACGCTACATTTGAAAGAAAATCCGTTAGTTGTAATTGGAGGATCCGTCCTGTGTCTAAGGTTATTATCAGAGAAGGCGACCATAATCGAAGCAAGCCATTTAGTCTCAACGCCATTTTGAAGGGTAAGAGGATGGTGCTTTCTCTTTGGTCGCGTTGATGAATAACCATCCAACTCAATGAACCGCTCTCATCTTGCGACCTCATCGCCTGTGCCATGAAAGTAACCAGTTGTGTTTCCTTCATTCGTTCTTTTTTATCGATAAGATTACCAACATGGGCTTGAGGGTATCCGCGTTTCAGTTCAATAGTAAAGAGATCAATCAAAGGCTGACCAATCGGATCAATCGCCTGTACATCACCGTATTGTCCGAAGGTGGTTTTGTTCTGCTTGCTACGAGTAGTTGCTCGGGCTCCGCTGCCTGCTGTTCGCCAGAAGACGTCATCACGTTGACCGTGAGTCCACCACTCACTTAATATCTTGCATATTTTTCGTTCGTATGGGGATCCCTTGTTTGCCATTTTAACACCTTCCCGAATAGGGCCCTTCTTTAATAAGGGTCACCATTCCTAATGATTCGATTTCTTTTCTCCATCGTCTTTCGCATGGTATTATTTTATGAAGGGACAGCTCCGGAGTATCTGGCCAAGGGAGGGTCACCAGTTTCAGGTTACGCTCCCGGATCAATTTACCACCGCGAGATTCAATACTTGTTTTTTTCTTGCTGCCTTCTTTTAATTCTTTTTTCAGATATTTGATAGCCGTCTTTTCACCTACGCCAGCGACGCCCTTTATATTATCACTGGTGCAACCGGCTATGGCCTTGACAGTAGTCCACTGCCGAGGTGAAATCCCATATTTCTTAATGAAGGAATGAGGGGTGATGAGCTCCCGGTGAAGTGGATTGTAAACACAAACCTTTTCACTGAGGCACTGGTACATATCTTGATCTCCGGTGACAATAATAGCTTTGTCCTGTGGATATGTTTTGTTCAATTCTAAAACAGACTGGGCAATCAAATCATCGCTTTCGAATCGAGGGCTCATTATGATATTTGCATAACCGGCATTGTCTAGGATATGGACTCGGAGCTGGCGGACGCTGCGACGAAAGCGAGTAGCTTCTTTGGCGGCTTCGTCCAGTTCTTCTTCGGTAATGTTTTTGGGAGTCTTGGATCGATTGGCCTTGTATGGCTGATAATATCTTTTGCGAATACTCGTTCCCATGTCCCAGCAGAATACAGGATAAGCGGTTTCAAATTTCTTCTGCATAGATAGGACTTCGTTCAAAAAGCCATAAGCTATTTCAGTGGGTATTCCTTGATGCCTCATTTCACGCATTGTGTAACGAGCCCGATGGCATAGGTAGTTGCAATCCAATATAAGCCATTTATCATTTGACATAATACACCTTTTCATCCGTGATAGGTTATTCTTCAATCAGTTCCGGTCTCACTATCTTCAGCATCATTTTCATATAAGGAGTAGCATATCGGTGGAGAAACACCGCCCATCTCAATGAGCTGTAAATTTGTTTTGCAGTGGAGGCCTTATGGAACAGCTGCTCAGTTTCATTCGCAATGTCCGGTATAAGACCAGAGCGTAAAGTGAAAGATTCAGAAGGGAGGAAACCTTTTACAGTTCTCTGCTGCGAAGGGACGCTATTTGGATCCAGTAGCTGTTCCAAAGCCTTTTTCATTTTGTAATTGCTGTCTCTTGTGAAGACGTGTTGAAAGATTCTCGGCTCGTTTTCTAAAATAAGAACCGTGTCTTGAAAGCCTCCTTTCTTTGGTAAGTGGACAGAATGATACTCCTCATTACCTATAAGAATAAGCTGCCTCATTTTAATGCGGTTGTTAAACAGTTTTTTAAGGTTATCTTCTATGAATTGTAGAAGATCCTTCCTGAGTAGAACTTCACCTGATTTGGTAGTCATTATGTTCCTTTTCTTAGTTGTATCGTGTTTTCCTTTTTACTTCGCAGCGTTCTTCAATGTCATCCCAGACTTCTTGAACGAGCATCCGCAAATCCTTTTCCATTCCTTCTTTTTCGATATGACGTATCAACCCTTCCACGCTCCCGTAGAAATCAAACTCAGGAGCTTTGAACTTTGTTGCCTTTTCACCTTTGATCCAGTGACCTTCCTCAATAAGATAGTTCACGCATCCACCAACATCGTCGAAGCCCACAGAATAGTAAATGGGTACGGTGACTTTACGATCCTTGCCTTTGACTCGGTTCTTTCGGATACGTATAATCGAATCCATACCAATGATTCGTGGCTTTCCTTTGACCGTTCGTTTATGCTTCCTTCCGCATGAACTCCATATCTCCAACGTGGCATAAAAAGTCAGAGCGTTCCCACCGGATCGTGTCTTTGTCTCGAAGCCATAACCTAAGTTGTCACGGGTTTGGCTTATGAGTATGAGTATGGATTTGCTTTTCTTGAGTCTGTTCAACAACCGGCGTATCCCAGCGGAGTTCTTCTTGGCTTTTCCGTCACCAAAAGTTCCGGTGATTTGCTTTCCTGAGCTGTGGGCTTTCTTTTGTTCGTCGAATTTTTTATGCTCAGCCTCACTACTCAAAGCATCCATCGAGTCGAGAATGTAGATGAAAGGTTTGTCAGTTTTGAGTGCGTCGTCAATATGATAATAGAATTCTTCAATGGTGCTGCTGAACACATCTCCATCTTCGTCGGAGTTTGGTGCTTCCATCCGTTCCACAACTCCGCTGCCAAAGAACTTTTGAATATCCATCAACGCTCCATCTTCCGCGTTGTCATAAATGAATCGGTAGTCATCGAAGTTCGGATTGTTGGAGGCTTCGGCAAGACACGTCAAACTCAAGAACGTTTTGCCACTAGAAGAGTCCCCGACAAGATAATAGTACTTGCCTTTCATGAAACCCCTGCTCACTTTATCGCTGCAGGCGAGGTTCAAAAGGGAGGAGCCGGTGGATACAAAATCCTTCGAGGTGATTTTGGCTTTCTTCTTTTTCTTTTTCAACTGCTTTTTGATTTCATCTGTTCTTTTCATTTTGATTTCTTGGAGTTACGTTGGGTGGGGCTGAACGACCCCACCCAACTGGTGTGTCTTAGCTGCTAAGCATTACTGGTGCGCCCTAGCTGCTAAGCATTCGCAGCGTCATCACACTCATCCCAGACCTTGCAGTTTTTGCAACCTTCCAAATTGTCGATGTCTTTTCCAAACTTACCGCCGGCAGGACATTTTCCCTTCTCGGATTTGCCCTTGGATGATTTTTGAGACTTCTCGGACGCTGAGGACTTTTTTCCTTTGTCCTTTTTTCCTTTGTCCTTTTTTGCCTTCTTGCCTTTCTTGATCAGCTTAAGATCGCCAGGCTCTACAACCAGCACGTCGCCGTCATCAAAGACAACAGTGACATCATCTCCGTGAATGCTGTCGATGACCCCTTTATATACAGAGTCATTGATTGCCACGCTGACTCGGTCACTAACTTCAAAAGGGATGTCTTCAGCTTTAGGCCCTGCTTCCGGTTCCTTATCCGGTTCCTCATCCGGTTCATCATCCGCATCTTCATCCGCATCTTCATCCTTTTTGCTGATGAGGGTGACGTCATCCCGATCCATGACGAGTTCCTCGCCATCATCGAAAGTGATTGAGATATCATCACCGTCAATATCAGTGACGATTCCTTCGTAATCAGTCCCGTCAATCTCGGCACTGATTCGGTCGCCATCAACGATCACACCATCATCCGGTTCATCGTCCGGTTCATCATCCGGTTCATCATCCGGTTCATCGTCCGGTTCATCGTCCGGTTCATCATCCGGTTCATCATCCGGTTTATCATCCACATCTTCCTCGTCTGGATTGAGATCCGTTTGATGGAAGATGGCTGCCAATTCATCGTAAGTTTTTTCGATGAGCAGATCATCCAGACAGACGGTCTGGTCAAGTAGCTCTGGATCAAGATCCTCTTTCCGATCTTTGAATGTGATGCTGCCAACCTTGTAACTTGTTCTGCCGCCGTAGTTGTTTTCATCCACAACCATTTTTAGAATCTTGCCATCTTCAAATTCGCAGAACTCGTTCAGTGCTTCGTCTTCGTCCTGAGTGTTGATCAGGTTGTTGAGTTTTTCACCGAAGTAGAAATTTGAGATGTCCCAAAGCAAAACGGTTTTCTTGTCGTCAGGTTCGACCACATGGAACAGTTGTCGGTAAGAAGGTTTTAACTTCTTCACCATATCGTTGTTAAACGAATCGGGCTGCTTCGCCATCCACTCGCAAATCGGGCAGGGCTTTTTGAAGGTTTTGTTCAGGCAAATATAAGCATCTTGATTGACGCCTACATTACGATGAATCCAATAGCTTCTTTCATAATGGAGCTTGCCTTCATCGGAGTTTGGATTGCCTTCACCTACCCAGTAAGGAATGATGTTGATTCTTCTGACTCCGGCTTTCTTCAATTGGAAATTTTTCATTTCCGTATTCGGTTGTTTGACAGCTGTCCTTTCAAAGCCGCTGGTCTGTTGATTGGCAGCGGCCTTCCGGGCATTCTCGGCAGCCATGCCTCTTTTGTATTTTCTATTCTTCTTCGCCATTTCGTTCTCCTTGTCTATTTAGGGTTGTGAATTTGCCATTATAGTAAGCCGCGGTGGCCAACTTTATCGCGATGTAACCAACTGTATAGGGAATTATCAGAACAACCAAAATAGGCCATTCAACAATCCCCACTACCTTTTTGATGAGTATCTGTTTCATTTCTTCAATGCATCCGCTGACTTTTGACTTATGGGAGCTATGGGTGTAGTCGTCGGCGTAGCAAAATAACTCTGACCATACAGGCTCACCAGACCTTCTAGAGCCCGCTTACGATGCTCAAGGGCGTTTAGGAAGGCCTGGAGAATGTCGATCTCGTGAAGCACCGATTTTTCTTCCTCCTGATACTGTACCACGTCTGGATCTAATTGAATTGTTTCAGCGATCGCAGCCACGGTTGGTTTGACTCCGAGATTATATCTTTCCGGATCTTGTCGAATCTTCTTAGCCACTTCAGCCTGACAAACCTCTGTGCGACTTTTAAGTCTTCGTGATCTGTCTTTGGCTTCTGCTAATTCCAAAGAGTGCTTAATTACCAAACGAGGCTGCTCAATCCAACGTTGATCCAGTCCATCCAGATCCAACTCAAAGATGTCAAGATTGTGCTTTGCTTCTTTTTTCTTAGTTGCTTTTTTCACTGCTTTTTTAATCATTATTGTCTCCTTCTATCTTATTATCAGGGGAAAGACGGTGTTCACACTTGTTTTTTATTTTGTACCGACAACTTCCCAACACGCAGCAGTGAGCCCAGCCTTTTTGCTATCGTAGAAGTTATCACGGAAGGAGTCTATCAAAAGATACGCTCTCGCCGCCATTCTTCCTCCACCTAGAAGCACGGAGTTAGCATAACCGAGCATCATGTGTCTGACAGTTTCTGGTTCGTCTTCAAGGTCTCTGAGAACACCGGCTACCTTTTTCCAGCTGCAGTTTGGAGATACAAGCATACGAGCGAGTTCGATCGCCTGAGCTTTCATGTCGATGTTTTGAATAGCCCCCAGCATCTCATCTTCATCTTTTATGTCCATCACCTGATTGAGACTCACCAAAGCGGCCCGAGCGGATCCTTCCGCAACTTCTACCAAGCGTTCCATGCAGGTGTCGGGCAGCTTTATTTTCTCTTTCCGAGCCGTGTACGCGAGCAGTTTTTTCATATCATCATCTTTTATCAGATTGACAATTATTTTAGTCGCTCGTGTTTGTATTGTCTTTTTGAGTTTATTGGGTTCGGTAGTAGCGAGGAAAAAGTAAACATGCTTGGGAGTGTCTTCAAGCATTTTCAAAAAGGCATCTTGAGCCTCGGGAGTGAGTCGGTGACATTCATCTATGTACCAGATCCGGCAGGACCCAGAAATAGGGGCTTGGCTGATACGGCGGCGAACAGCACGGACCATATCAATACCTCGGAAGTCTGCGCAGTTCTTTTCATAGTAATCAGCATCTCCGCACTTCATTTCAAGCTGCAGGATTCTAGCCAGTGTGGTCTTGCCGCAACCGCTCGGCCCCGAAAATAAAATCGTATGAGGGATCCGGTTATTGGCGATCATCTCGGTAAGAACCTTGACAGGCTTTGGCTGTCCGTAGACCCTCCGCAGGTCTGTAGGCCGGTGTTTTTTGTAGAGTTCAGTTTTCAATTTTAATCTCCTTCTTGTCAAACCAACTTTGTCCTTCGTATGCAATTTCTGCGTCTATTCTCAGAGGAATAATAATCCATTTCCACTTCCTCGGCAGGTCTTCAGTCATAATCTTTTTCAAGGCCCTCAGATAGTCAGGCACTTCTTCAATCGGCACATCAGACACAATGCTATCATGTATCTGTCCTACTATCTTGGCTTTGCTATTGGTTTTTTCAATCCATTTTTGTAATCGGATAAGACTCCAAAGCAGGCAATGAAAAGCCGATCCCTGAATGGGGATGTTGATTGCTTCGTTCCTTTTGTAAACTCCGTTGATAGTGAATCCTGTAAGGGTTTGGAAGCCTCCTTTCTTTTGGTAGGCCGCCCACCATTTGTCCTTCCATTCAGAGTACACTTTGAAACGCTCGCCCCAAAAGTTTTGTTCCACTTGCTGGATATGTTTTTCAAAGGTTCCCGGTCTCGGAGGTTTGCCCGGATCGCAGATCCCTAACTTAGTGATGCCTTCTTCCTTCAGATGATCTATCACCGAGGTTCCATCGGACAAGGTAATGTCTGAAGAGGAAACATACTCCCAAAGGTTGCGAGCGCAATTGACATAATAGTCACCGTAGAATTGAGGGAAGATGAATTTGTTTTTGCCGCCGTAGCGGATCTGTTTGGTGACTTGATCTGTGGACAGTCTGTAACATTCTGCCGCCATATCTCTATGCATATCCAAAGAAGTGTCTTTCACGTAAGCAATCAATCGAGGATCGTGATGGTAGCAGCAGCTTGTACCAACTTCCACGCCACTATAATCAGCTTCGATAATAGCATGATTAGGACGGGGAACAAAAGCTCGTCGAATAAGTTCAGCAACCCATTCAAGTCGGACAGGTATGTTTTGAAAATTAGGCCTTTCACTACTACCTCGAAAAGAGGAAACAAGGTTGAGTGAAAAGATAGGATGGAGGAAGCCGTCTACAGTCTCTCGTTGAATCCCGATTAAATATGTATTTAGGGCCTTCTGCATCTTTGCAATTCTAACAAATCGTTTAACATACGGAATTGTAAGTTGGCTGAGAGCTTCTTCATCCGTTTTGGGTCGGCCTGTAGCGGTTCTGCTTCTGCATTCATAACCGAGCTCTTCAAAGAGGACTTTGCCTAGCTGTTCACGGCTGTTGAAATTTGTCTTTTGTCTGAAGATTTTCTTCCATTCAATAGTAACGGGATCCTTTTCCATTCTCCGTTGTAATTCAATGATACGGGTTTTGGTGCTATTGATGGCTTCTGTAAGATAATTTTCATCGATTCTAATTCCATTGGCTTCTACCTTGCTAAGAGCTCGTGTGCCTTCTTGTAATAGTTTTTGTGCTTGTAAAGTGGTGGCTGCCATCATCGACCCACTTTCATATTGGGGGTTTGAATGGTCTGTAAGGTAGCCAGCTCGTATTCCAGCAGGGAGTCCATTCCGTTGTATAAGAGTAAATTCATGATGTCAATTTTATGGATGTTGTTGATTTTACTTTTGCCTGAGTCTTTGAGATAAGATTCAATAGAGCTGTCGTAACAGGGACATCCTAGTTGAACAAAAGATTGAAACTTGAGACTCGTTATGCCTGCCCGATTGTCAAGGACATGAGCCGATAGCATTGTATCCCATTGCCAGTTCTTTATTTCAATTCCTAACATGGCTCTGGTCCATCGATCTTCAAACTTCAGATTCGCAGCGATCTTTCCGCAGTTGCTAATCAGTAGTTCTTTGGTGGCTTCGATAGCATCTCCGTGCCAAGGATAAGCTATTGTTCTCTCACCATTCCAGCAGACGGCGCAGCTGTAGATTTTAGCTCCTTTGTATTCTGGTTTTAAGCAGTTGGTTTCATAGTCAATGGATATGACCCCTCCAGCCATCGTCCATCTTCTTAGAGTGGCAGCAGCTCGTCTTGGGTCGTGTATAATATGGATCTCTTTCTTATAATCTCGCGGTTTTATCCACGGTTTCCCGCTCCCTGTTTTTTCAAGGGCTTTTTTCAGATGCTGACGAAACCAAAACGCGAGTCCCTTGTTTCGTTCTTCTCTTATCAGATAAGATGGGTGAAAGGTTGGTATGACCCAAGCGTTAGGATCTTGGCAAGGAATAACAAAACCCGCCCACTTGCTTATTGAACCGGGAGACTCTTTCCAAGCATGACCTATTAAACTCTGAAGAGCAGCATTGCCTAGTAAGATGATGACCGAAGGCTGAAGTTGTTCGATCGTCTTCAAAAGATTAGGACGGCAGCACCGGATCTTTTCATTGTCCGGTGGTTTGCTTTTGGGAGGTCTGCATATGATCGCGTTTGTTTTCCAGCAATCCTTCTCCAAATCGACATCGAACAGGGCGAGTTCATTTCGTAGTCGCTTCCCTGCCTCTCCTACAAGCTGAACGCCTTGTTCATCTTCAGTCTTGCCGGGAGCTTCTGCAACTATTAGAATTCCCATCCTGCCTTCACCGGTGACTTTCATCTTTGGTGAATGGCAGGTTTTGAACAATCCACAAGTGCCGCAGTGAGGTCTCTTGCCCGTGCGATTGTCTTTGGATTGGATCTGCGATGAGGGGAAAAAGCCTTTACTCATCTTCAGGCTTTCCCAAGCTGGTGACGTAAGTGTAATGACCGGCGTTCACTTTTAGAGCCACTTCTGAAATTTCGCATGTCCGATAGTTGGTGGCTATTTTGATCAGCATCTCCGGTGAGATCATAAAACGCAACGGGGTGCCTTCATACTTGGACTTCTTTCTTTCGGTGTAGCTTCCATGAGCTCCCTCGCCTTTGATACGGACCCAACCAGGCTCGAGTGTTACCTGTATTTCATTTACGTCTCCTTCACTACTGAAAATTTGAGCGATCTCAGCCGACTCAGCAAAACGTTTTGCCAGCTTCATCGGATCGCCTTTGACCCGTAAGAACTTACCCATGTCTGGGAATTCTTCGGCGTATTGGCGGCAGCTCAAAGTCATAGTGTCGTTGCGGAAATGAATCCAGCTGGAAGATGTAGTCCACTCGGTCATCACCATAGCTCCCACATACTTCATAGATTCTTGGCGTACGAGTAACGACTTGTCGAGACCGGTGTCCAACGGGTAACGAGTGATTTGATAGTTGTCGCAGGCTTCTATCCACGTAGGTGCGATGTGAAGGCAGGTCAGTGAAAAATGACTTTCATCTTTGCTAGCGCAGTGCCTCGCAGTCTCTACGGCGTCACTGAACTTCTCAGGCAGCTCATTCCAGACTGACTTTTTGGTAGGCGGGTTTGTGGCTCCTACATCCAAAAGGATTTCCTTTTCCATTCGGATTGTCGCTCGTCTGCGGATACCTTTCAGAAGCAATCCTTTTGGATCTTCCTCGATGGACAACTCCTCGTCCGGCATTTTCCTCAGCACTTCCAAAAGCGGCTTGGCTAGCACCGCCCCTTCTATATCATTCAGCAGGCAGTCGCACGAACAAGCCACCTCATCATTGTAGGTGAAGGCTTTGCCTCCTTGGAATATGAAACAGCTACTCTGCTCAACGATCTCACGAGCGGAGAGGCCGGGGGTTATTGCCTCCAGTTGGTTTAATAGGTCTTCTCTATTCACTTTTTTCATTTTGATCTTCCTTTCGTTTTTTCAATTCGTTTTTTCATTTTCCAAAATCTTATAAATCGGGAGCGAGGCTTGTCCTTGTTCTTGAAGAAGGTCAACATCACTCCGTCTTTTTTCAAAAGATTCTCCGGTGCGGAATCTTGCCTGCCGTCGCCCGAATGATATATGATCATGAACAAAACACCTGCATTCTTTTTTGCTTCCGATTGTCTTTCAAAACGGGGCCTTGGCCGACTGGTTTTTTTGTTTGCGAAGAAGGTCAACATGACTCCACCTTCAGAAGCATCTTTGAGATGCACTTCCGGATGAGCATCCTGCCGGCTTCCTTCACCTGAGTGAAAGACGATCATAAGAAACCTCTTGTCTTCTTTTGGAAGGCTCTGGGGTAAGGAGGAATCGTCTTCTGCATCTCTCTGAAGAAATATAAATTGGCGATGTTTCTGAAAATGTACGTGGTCAAAACACCATGCTCAACCGGCTTCTCATTTTCGATCCTCCCAAAAGGTATACCGAGAAACTCGAGCCATTCATCCACAATCTTTTTTTCTGAATTGGAGAGGTGGAAGTAATGCTTGCCCGCTGCACTGACTAAAGGACTCGAGGAAGACACTCCTATACTGTAAGGCTTTTCATCGAAGGTGAATGCGCCTTTCCTTTTATGGGGAACTAGGATGCTTCCAAGTGAAGATGTTTTTGACCACGTGGTTGAATCTACACTGTACCAAGGATAATCAAGAAGGAATCGATATGAAGTCATTCCAAAACCATGCACCCGCACGATCGGAGTTCGGTCTTCGGTATCACAAAGGAAATTAAAACAGCGGTCAAGCCATTTTCTTTTTTCTGCGGGGCGTCTCCTCACCAGTCCCCCAAGGCCTATGTATTTGCTACCTCGTTCGACATACTTTTCAATCCATTTGATATCCGATCCAAAATGAATTACGGGAACCGGTTCCAGGCCATGAGCATCTTCCATATACTCTTGATTTTTTAGGGTTGCTTCCGGATCGCCGATCACGTCTACGTTGGCGTAGTAATCAATCGCCAAACTATATTTGTGGATGAAGGCGGCATAGTTGTCTATGTACTCCTTCATTTCCTTATCAGTCAACTTCTTTTGGGCTAGAAGTGAAAAGGCTCCCGAGTCCAAAAACAAAGGTATAGGGTTGGTGACATAATCCATCATCGGGAAGGCGTCTTCTTTCATTACTGCTGCTTCTCTTCTCTTTTGGCTCGTCTTCTTTGTTTGATTAAATCCATAAGCTGACTGGAGGGTCTTTTTGATTTATACATATCAAAAAAAGTCATCATCACATCCGGTACAGGTTTGACGCCTTGCGCAATTAGATCCTTCGAGATTCCTGAGAAATACATTATCATTTGTAAATACATCCTTCTCTTTTGGACACTTTCCTTTTCCAAGCCCAAGGCCATTCCGGTCTTGAATCTGCGAGCCCTCTGTAGTATCTGTAATTGGCAAGGGATCTGAAATTGCTGTCATTACCCACTCCGGGTGAGACTGTCTCACCTTCAGCATCGGTCTTACCTAGTGGGACGTCGATGATCTTCAGCCATGTCTTCACAAGGTCTATCGCTCGCGGAGAAAAACCAAGCAGATGCCGCTTATGTCGTTTTGTTGAGTCGTCTGAAACACTAAGAACGAACGGAGGCTTCGTCCAGACCGGCTCACCTTTGATTATTTTTGGCACCATGATTCGACCATAACCGCCGTGCTTGACCCACGAAGTTGAATCGGTACTATACCAAGGATAATTTGTGAAAATATCGTATGAGGTTACGCCGAAGCCATGGACTTTCACCAGCGGCTTGCGGGAGGTTTGATTACAAATAATAGAGAAGGCCTTGTCCAGCCAATCTTCTAAAACTTTTTTGCCTTTATAATCTCCTTTGAACGGACTCAAAGCAGTCACCAAACCACCCAGAGCAATGTACTCATATTTTTCAAGATAATGACGGATCCAATTTACATCCGTGTGGAAATGAATCACCGGAACTGGGTGAATCCCTTTTCTTTCAAGATACTTTTGATTTGCCCAAGTCTGTTCGGCATCCCCGATCACATCTACATTGGCGTAGCAGTCGATCACTTCACTATACTTGACAACAAACGCGGCGTATCTATCGAGATAGGAAAAGAACTCCGGCGTTTCATAATAAGTTTTGTACTTTTTCTTTTGTTCGAGAGTAGCTTCTTTCTGATAGGCCTTTGCTAAGGAGCCAATAGAAAATCCGCCCGAGTCCAAAAAGTGCCTGCCGATGGTTTGTTCGTTTTTCATTTACCAATCAACCTCATAAACTCGGCACGGGCTTCGGGGTTTGTTTTGAAAGCACCCGTCAAAGAGGAGGTGACCATGGATGAGTGTTGCTTTTCTACTCCTCGAGAAGTCATACAGAAATGACGAGCTTCCAAGACGCAAGCGGCTCCCAAGGGTTCCAAATACTCATTCAAAGCACCGGTGACTTGCTGGCATAGACGTTCCTGAATTTGAAGTCGACGGGCGTACACCTCAAGCAGCCTTGCGAGTTTGGAAATGCCAAGCACTTTGCCATCCGGGATGTAGGCGATATGGGCTTTTCCAAAGAAGGGAAGCATATGATGCTCGCAGGTTGAAAAGAATTCAATATCTTTTAGAACCACCATTTCGTCGCAGGTTCCTTCAGTAAAAGTTTTCATCACTTCTTTTGGGTTGATGTTATAGCCACCGTACAGCTTTTCAAAAGAACGGATCACACGACTCGGTGTTTCAACCAAACCTTCTCGATTAGGATTTTCACCGATGAATTCCAGTATTCGTCTGATGTTTTCTCCGGGACCATTTTCATTACAGGCCCTTTCCCAAGGAAAGACCACCCAGGCTTTTCGATAATTCATTTCCTTATTCTTGTCCAGTAAGGCAATGAAAGGAACCGGATTGATTTGCCTGAAGTTTGTTTGGGTCTGTCCGCTGTCAATGAGATCATCAATAATGAAATCAGCTTGCCGGGGATCTTCGGTGATCTCGATCGACCCGTCGCTACCGTTCTGGGAATACTTCATTAGATATTCCATCACAAATACGACAGGGATAAGACCGCCGCGAGGTACTCCGTACAAGTATATGGCTTTGTCTTTGATTGCTCGCTCGTCCTTTTTTTTCAGATGTTGGAGAATTTTATCTCCGGCATGCTTCGCCCGGACTCGAATGTCCGTCCATGAGAAATCTACTTTATGCGTCTTTGTCATTTTGATTTCCTTCATACAAAATTGGATCTGTTTGTCCGTTGTTTTTGAATGCTTCGAGTCTTTCAGTACAGCTTCCGCATTTGCCACAAGCCTTTTCCTGCATCTTGTAACAAGTTCGTGTAAGATTGTAAGGAACTTTGAGCTCTAGTCCTCTTTTGACGATCTGAGTCTTTGTCTTGTTGAGGAAAGGAGCGTTTAAGAGCACCCTTCCACCTGTACCAGCTTCAATAGCTTCTCTCATTGCCCAGTAGAAGGTGGGGCGGCAATCTGGATAGATGACGTGGTCACCAGCGTGGATGCCTAGAAAAACGGTTCCTATATTATGAGACCAAGCCAGACCGGCTAACAAAGAAGAGAAGATGATGTTGCGGGCAGGGACGACAGTTAGAGCCATGCTTTCATCTTCATAATGACCTTCCGGGATGTCCCCTCCAGATTGCAGGAGGTTGGATTGGAAACCCTTCATGGCTTCGGTCAATTCCATAATCTGAAAAGGAATGTTGTAGTAGGCTGCTAAGCACGCGGCTCTCTCAAGCTCAAAAGAATTGTGTTTTGCACCGTAGCGGAAACCTACAGCTTCAACCCCGTCAAATTGACCCTGCGTAACAATCTGCCCTAATATGGTGGCTGAGTCGAGTCCTCCCGATAGCGATATCAAAGCTCTCTTCATAATGCTTCTCCTTATCTGATGTCTAATATCTTTTGGGTCTGTACGCTTAGTTTCCAGTGCGGATGTTCTTTTACAAAAAGCACTGCTGGTTCATAATGTCCGCTGCAAGGTTGGATGAAGGCTTTGCCGTTCCGAAAGAAGTGATAGGCCTCGGGGATCTTTTCAAAGATGGCCGGGTTCACAATACCATCCAAAACAAGTTTCAATTCATTGCCTGCTTTGAGGGTTTTGAGAAATAGCTCATCTTTGAAATCCATTTCCGGCTTCGGCGAGACTGTGACCCAGTCTATTTTGGCTTCTCTTCTTGGGTCTGTCATCTCCTCAATCACATCTCCTTTGATCCCGTTGGTTTCGATAGCAATCGGAAGGTTCTTCCATTGCTTCAGTTGATCGATTAAAGGGCCGAGGTCTTTTTGTATAGTAGGCTCCCCGCCAGTCAGCACTACAATACCTCCAGCTCCGTACAAAGGATCTGAGGAAGTTCTTTTTTTGAACGGATGGCGAGCCGCTACTGAAGCAACTATCTCACTTGCGCTCAAAGTGCCGATTGATTTGTGGTTTGTATCACACCAAGGACACTGCAGATTACAGCCGGCGAATCTTATGAAGACCGCCGGCGTACCTGCTAAGTGGCCTTCGCCTTGGATTGAGTAGAAGATTTCATTTATAGCATATAGCATGCGCGATTGCCTGTGCTTTCCTGAACGTCTACTCGTACGCACTTTCGATGTTCATTTTGGAACCAAGCGTTGATCATGTCGCAGAGCATCTTCGCTATGTTTTCTGCAGTCGGGTTGCTCTCCATCTTATCATTCAGATGAGCATGATCCAGCCGGTTCACGATCTCTTTGATCCGGGTGAAATCCACCACCATGCCATTGCTGTCCAGTTTGGTGGCTTCTATCTGTACTTCAATCGACCAGTTATGACCGTGGATCCGTTGGCACGGGGAGTCATAATCCAAACTCAGTTGGTGGCTACCGGCAATTTCCATTCGCTTAATCACAGTGTACATTTCGCACTCCTTGTAATATGTATTTTGAGAATTTGGAGACGCTGTTTTTACAGATTCTTAATTTTAGAACCTTCTACTTCTACAGCTCCCCAGTATTTCAGAATCTTCAGGACTCGGCCTGTTATGAAGCGGGAACATTTGGGGTTGTCTCCGCCACCGGCGGCAATGTAGGCTTGGTTGGCCCTATCTGCGATCGTAACTGCATCGGTGGTTTTCTTCCCTGCCTTTTTGATCGCGTCTATAATAGACTCTTCGCGGCCGAGCGATTTGTTTTTGGCTGGCTTTGCTTTGGGTTCTGTCGGTTTTTCTTTCTTCGCTACTTTCTTCGCTACTTTCTTCGCTACTTTCTTCGCTACTTTCTTCGCTACTTTCTTCTCGGCAACTTTTTCTTCGATCTCGCCTTTCTTCTTTGCGGACTTCTTTGCGGACTTCTTTGCGGACTTCTTTTCTGGCTTGGCGTCAGCGAGCTCTAAGTTATCCCCTTCACTCAAGGTAACAAGGATGTCCTCTCCTAATTCCTTGAGAGGGCTTTTGAGATCCTTGCCTTGCTTTGTGAGGTCTTCTTCGAGGTCTTGGAGTTTTTTGTTGACACGGTCTCTCTCCCATCGATCAGCTGTCTTATAACCCATGGCCATCAATAAGCTAACGGCTTCTTTTTGTTCCACTATCATCTTCAGTCTCCTTGTTATAAAGATGTCAATTCTTTTTCTTTCACTATCTAATTATACACATGTCAGTCTGTCATTTGATTTCTTTTTCAAAATTATTTTCAAAGTGTTCTTTTCGGACTCATCCAAAAACAAAACAAGTGGCCATTCTTCATGTCCCGTTCTTCACCAACACGAACGCACGCTCATATTGGCTAAAGATAAACACGAAGCTGTATGAACGCAGCGAGTCTCCACGAACTCATCCTCACGAAGCACCACCCAGTTTAGCCGCATAATACCAAGTTCTTTTTCTTCCATAGTTTGACAGAGCCCGACCATACCTGTGACGTGGTCATTCTTCACTCTGGTCTCACTAAAATTGTTTCGATCCATTATGAAAGCCTTGTAGCTGGCGGCATCGGCTTGGGTAGCTGTCAGAACCAAACAGTGATATTGCTGAGACAGTCCTCGTAGTTTTCTCCAAATGTCACCAATTTGATCTCGCCTGTCCCAACCTCCTTTGTCGGACTCAATCAAATCAGCGTAATCAATCACGATCAGATCCGGTGACCAGCCATCTCGTTGCCAGCCCAAAATCGTATCTTTAATTCTCTGCACTGTAAGGTCAGATGGATGGGAGCTGACTCGCAGATAGCTCTCTTCTGACTTTATTCTTTTTTCCTGTATTCGTTTGGCAGCCTTGATGTATCTGTTGGTGCTGAGACCTGTTTGGAAAACACGTTCCTCATGCTCGACGGTAGCCAGCTGGTCACCATCGTCTCGGTTGAGTTCAATCGGGTACTTGACTGTCCGTGCCTTGCGAGGCCATTTGGCTATTCGAGAAGCGAACCTTCTATTGATTTGTTTCATACTCATGTCCCCTGCCTCGAAGAAAGCCACTCGCCTTCTTTGTAGGGCTGCTCGGAAAGCCACATCCAGCAGCCAAAATGTCTTGCCTCGTTTGGAAGGCCCCATAAAAGCAACAAAGCCATCTCGGCAAAGGTTCGTTCCCCAGAACTCACCTAAGGCTCCCGGATACTCCACAAGCACTTCTTCTTCCTGATGCTCAAGAGCATCTTTGATTGCGTTTTCATCTTGAAAGACATCAACCCATTCGCTCTCACCCAGCTGCACGCTGGACCACTCGGCAACACGAGTCTCGGCATCGGTGCTGTGTCCTGTTTCAAGATCCCCTTCAATCTGCTCAACCAACTTTTCCAACCTGACCTTTGTAAAATACTCGCCGGCGATGTCCACCAAGTGATCTTCATTGAGTTCGTGAGCCGCGCCTTCGTAATCATCGGACAGAGAAGCCAGAAAGGATTCAATCAGATCAACTGTCGTGTCGTCTTGGCTCTTGCTTGACCAGCTTTCAAATAATGATTTGATGTTGCTACCGGGAGCGGCATCATACTTTTTCAGATACTCTACGCACCAACCGCCAACAAGGTTTGCCCATGAAGATCGAAATAATTCATTATCCCAGCGGTGGGTTATTCGACCGCAAACAGACGCACTGACAATCATGCCTGTGAGAATCTGTTTTTCACGGCTCGATTCTATTTGCTGTATTTTCATTCATGTACTCCATAAGATTATTCCACAGTGTAGACTCATTACAATATAACCCACTCAAAACACGGCATTTTAGCTGCCAAGCTGGATGGTCGGGATGCCAAGCGTGAGATAACAGATCACCATCCCAGCCTTTCCATCTGGACAGGTCACGATGAAGCCATTCAAACCACTGGACTATGGCCAGCTCGGGACTCGGCAAGGTTCCCAATATGTAGGTTCTGAATCGGGTTAAGCGGGCAGATAAGCCGGAAAGTTCCCGAAGCTCCTTCAACCAGCCTTCATAACGGTCTACAGATACCGAAACCGCCGCAAAAACAGCTTCTCCGCTGCGAACAGGCCAGTTTAGACCAGATAGCTGCCGGTTCACTGACTTCACCTTAGGACTGCGATTTTGAGACTTTTCATGAGCTTCGGGATGGTCTCGATAATACATCTCCCGGATCCGGTGGAATTTAGAGCGGAAACCTCCTGCGGAATAAACATGAGGTATGTATTTGTTGCTGACGTTCTTGATATACCATTGAAGAACTTTGTTGAGGGTATCCTCATCGATCGCGTCCTGTTCCCGGAGGAGCCGGAATTCACGAGCCCACAAAGCCAGATTGGATCTTTTAGTTATCTTGTTTATACCTCGAAGTGCTTGATATAGAAGCATACCAGCTTCCATATTAACATCGACAGTTTCCGTCCTTGTCTGTTGCAGGAACCCTTTGCTCATTTCAATACCGCCTTTCTGATTTTTTTGATTTCCTTTTCAGAAGCTGACCCGGGATCCTCCGCATCTATTTCAATGTTGATTGTCTGACCGGGAAACAAACTCAAAAGAGAACACAAGGCCTTTGCCTGCTTTTGAGCAGCCACTGAATTGTCGAAGCAGACCGCACGAATAGGAAACTGGATCATTAGATCAATTTGTTTTGGAGTATAGTTCAGTCCTAAGGTAGCCACGGCCCCGGGGCCTATCTTCCAAGCATCTGTAGGCCCTTCGCAAATCACGATAGCTCGTTTGGCGAGGTCGGCTACATAAAGCACTTGTTTAAGATTAACAATTTCTTGATCGGGCTTGGCTGAAATGTAACGGGGTTTGTTGAGCTTACCGATCGCTCGCGTTGTCCAGCTGACAGTTTGAAAATTCAGGTCGATGGGAATGAATAATCGCCAAGCCAACTTAGCAGCGAGACCTATTCCTTTCACGCCCCAATACTTTTCAATCGAGAGCGAATCCAAACCGCGTTCATGAAGGTACTCGTAATGAACTCTTTGCATCGGTGCTATGTCATCTGGTAAGACAAGAGTTCCGCCTTGCTGCTCTGTCTTTGGTAAGGAGCGGGGGATATCCTTTAATAATTTGAGGGCGGCCTGATAAGGTATGCCGGTGATGGTGTGGAGAACGTAAGGCAAATTCTTCTTTCCGCATTGCCAACAATTACAACCTAGAGATGTTTCACTGATACCGAGATGAAATTTGCTGGTGGCTCGTCCACAGTCCGGGCAGTCAATCTGAACCCATCCATCTCGGGAGTGCTTTCCTTCAATCTCATAGGGGATTGATAATTTGTTAAGCAGGTCAAGCAGATTCATTTTACATCTCCCCTATTCTTTTTTTGAGCTCGCTCATAACCCCTTCCCAATCCACATAAGCTCGCTTGCCATTCTTCGGATAGATCAACGGACAACCTATTGCCGCGTCATCAATATAGAAATGAGCGTATGCTTTGGGGCTGTTCGTCCAGCTGGGTTGATCGGGGTTTTCATTCACCCCATATAAATCTATTCCGTGCCTGTCCATATATCTTCGAGCCGCATGAAGGTGACCGCCCTGTAATTCACCCCGCATAGTCCACAAAATGATATGGATCCCGGCGTCCTGTAACAAATGGAGTGCTTCCAAGGCTCCGGGTACAGGAGGGCCGATGGTGGGGAACATGTGCTTCACTATTGTTCCATCAAAATCTACAGCTACAATGAAACCTTTTGTATTTCCGGCTTCCATTATTCTATCGTTCATTTCTTTTCTCCTTCTTCTTTTTCAAACGCTGGATTATGGAATTGAAGACGCTGAAATTGTCTTGGAAGTCTTTGCCGTCCATTACATCAGACACTATCTCTTGTTTCCTTTGAATCAGTCGGCATAGTGTTTCCTCAATCGTATCTTTGGCGACGAGGTAAATTATCTGAGCTGCATTCTTTTGACCGATCCTATGGATCCGATCTTCTGCTTGAGTGTGATTGGCGGGCACGTAGTCCAGCTCTGCGAATAGCACATGACTGGAAGCTGTCAAAGTAATGCCTGTTCCTGCGGCTGTGATGTTACCAAAAAACAATCTGGTCTTTTTCCGGTGCTGAAAGGCTTCGACAGCTTTTCGCTTTTGTAAAGCAGAGCAGTCGCCGTCAAGCACCACCGATATTTTTGGATAAGATTCATACAGCCTCCTCACTATCTTTTTATGGATCCCAAAGACAACCAACTTCTCGTCTGTCTCCTCTAGGAAGTCATCGATCCACTTTTTGACAAAATCGTATTTCAATTCTGTGGCTAGTCTTTTGAGGTATCCCACCTGAGTCAGCTGCTTTGCCTTAGCAGCTCGGAAGGCTTTGGCTGGTGACTTCTTTTTTAACCATCGCACAAAGTCATTTTCGGCTTCTTTGTATTCTTTAAGAGGAACGGTGACGGGCACGACAGTACGGGTCTTGTCCGGCAGCTCCTTCAGCACTTCGCTCTTACGTCTGCGGATCAGTAGTTTGTGTTTGATAAACCGGTGAAGCTCATTCAAATGCTCAGCTCCTTTGAACACCCATTTTCCATTCAGGTAAGATGGCTTGCAGTATCGTACAGCATAGTCCCAGAACATCGGATATAAATCCGGTCGAATCATATGCAGAGAAGGCCAGAGCTCGTCCGGGCTGTTTAATGTGGGAGTGCCTGAGATAGCTATCCGGTGAGGGATCCCTTTTCTCTTTTTTTCTTCGTTCTCCATTACCAGACTGAAAACGTTTTTGGTTCTTTTGGCTGTGAGGTTCTTAATGTAATGACACTCATCTACGATTACTGTTTTGAATTTCATAGCTCGTAAAGCAGGCAACCAAGGTTCCAAAATATCGTAATTGATTATGGTTAAAGGCAGATTCATATGAATGCCTTCCCTTTGAGGTTTCATGCCACTTAGAACCCGACTCAGCATTTTCACTTTGGAGGCTGCTTCCGTTTCCCATATCCATTTTAAGTGGGCCGGGCAAATCACTAAGACGGGCAAGGCTTGCGAGGTATGCTTCGCCCACCATAAGGCTTGTAGTGTTTTGCCCAAGCCCATATCATCCGCAAGCAAAGCCCTGCCATCATAGTGATCGAGCTTGCGAACTCCCTTCTCTTGGAACGGGTAAAGGATACTCATTCGGCACCTTGTCCTATTTCTCGAAAGGTCTTTTGTATTCTTTTCTTTTGCCAGCCGCATCTATGGAGCTCTTCGCGGACAGTCGATCGGATGTTGAAAGTGTTACCGCCTTTAGATTTTACGACCTGTTGAATCTCAGTAGAGGCTCGCAAAGACATATCAATAACAGTCCGGGCATCCTTGCTGAATTCTTTGTAGACCCCTTTCCAAAAGGAGTAAGGTTTGTTTGGGGAGGGTAAAACATTTAGAATATCTTCACTTTTTGGATGTTTGCCGAATGCATGAGGAGATTCCTTTTGGTAGCTGTGATACAAAGCCGCCTTGAGATAATAAACGAGATATGTAGAGAAGCGAACACCTCGGGATGGGTCGAAGTGATGATAGGCTTTCATGAACCAGATACAACATTCCCCATATAAATCTTCAAAGGTATTTGGTGGGTTGTGCTTCTGTATGAATCGACTGCACTGTTTGCGCATTAGATATTTGACATCTTCGTATGTTTCCGTACATGCCTGTGAACTCATGATGGCCTTTTCCATAATTGGTCTCCTGCTTGTTAAAATTATACATGGGAATGTCTTTGTCATTTTTGGGGGAATAAAATTCTTTTTACGCTCACTCCCAAAACATCTGCGAGGGAGTGAGCGTGGTTCCATCGGGGTCGGAACTTATCACTCTCTATTTGAGACACGGATCCTTGAGACAGCCCCGCTCGATCAGCGAGCCCTTGCTGGGTCATGTTTTTTCTTTGTCTTAGTTTACGGACGTATCCACCGGTGGTGATAGGTTTTTTGGTCTCCATTTTATTCTCCTTTTTTCTTCATTGGTTTTGTCTATACTACTCAGTTAGATAAGCTCCTTCTAGCGAAAAAACAAATGCAACTCAGAAATACTTATATGAACTCATTCAGATTATTTTACAAACGAAGGGACGCAACAGAAACAGCAAAAACCCCTGACCAACTACGAGCCAGTCAGGGGCGATTTGCTTTTAGGATCCTAGCGGATCTGGACCACATCACCGAAAGGAACATTATCTTGATCTTGATCTGAGGTCGATACCCACAATGTTGGATAAGAAGGTTCTTCGGAAGGAAACCTGCCATACAGATCCGTAAGATAGATCAAGCAAGCCGGTTCTTCGTTTTGTTTCTCAACCCAATCGAAGACAGGTTCAAAACGAGTACCACCACCGCCGATCGGCTTAGGATCTAAAGGCAAGTCAGCTCTAGTGTAAGTCTCGATTCCTCTGACTTCATAATCGCAGTACACTACATCGATCGTAGTGTCGAAGGATTCAAGTATGCTTGAGGCTTCCTTGGCAAACTGACTCAGCCGTTCCATCGAAACGGATCCGGAAGTGTCCACTGCCAAAACAATTCTAGGAAGCTCATTGCTTACCAGGCTCGGCATTATCACGTCTCGATGAACGTAGCGGCGTGAGGGACGAGTCCAATCATAGTCATTGCGGGCGGTGCGTTCAACGAAATCTCTTAGCAACGTTTCCCAAGGAACTTCCGGACTTGTGATGTCTTTGATCATCCGTTTCAAACTGTCATGGGTTTCGCCGGCCAGCTGCGATGCTTGCGAGACAGCTACCTGCCACTCATCACGGAGTTTTTCGATAGCTTCCTCTTTGCTTTCATTCGCAGCGTCGTCGGGTTGCGGGTCTTCAAAGCCGCCGCAGCCGCCAGGATCACAACCCTGTCCTTTTTCTTCTTCGGTGCCGGAGCCTTTCCCTTTCTCAGCTTTCCCTTTCTCAGCTTTTGATTCTAAGGTCGGAGGGAATCGTCGTTTGTATTCTTCCTCGGCACTTACCAACTGGTCACTTATCAAAGCTCCTTGAGGTAAGGAGAAGCCGGCGCCTATCAAAATGTTGTTGATGGCATAATCAGCGGCAATGTTCCACTTGACATGATCTCGCGCACCTCGTCGCCAGCAATGACCGTTAGCTACGTGGAGAACCTCGTGAGCAATAACTCCGCGAAGCTGCTTGTCTGTTAAGTTGTCCACAAAAACCGGACTGTATCTGATACTCTTTCCGTCTGTCATCGCCGTGCTGATGTTTTCGTCGATGATGACTTTCAAACGTATCGAAAGAGTGCCGAAGAATGGGTGGTCCAATAGTAAAATCGTTCGTGCCTTTTGGATTCTTTTTAGGATTTCGTGATATTTGTTTTTCACAATAGGTCTCCTCAAGTTGGTGGTTATAAAGTTAGTGTGTCGCAGATCCCCCGAAAGGGAAGGAGCGTCAAATCAATTTTCGCGTTTGCTCATGAACCCTTTCATCTTCTCCAAAATGATGGTGGCTTCTTTGGCTTTTTTATCTCGTTCGGCCAAGTTCTCTCGAATCTCCTGAGGAATGGCACTAGCGAGATTCTTTTGAACTTCGTTCTTAATGGCTGTGAGGTCTTTGTCATCTGTCAGGTTCAGCACAGGCAGCAAGTCGCAAAGTTCTTTGACCTTTTCAATCCGCACATCTCGTAAGGTCTTGTCCGGATCTTCAAGGATATCACCTAGCTCCCGGACTTCTTTGTGGAGCCTTTCCCAAACATCCATGACTGCTTTGTTGACTGTCTCAGTGACTTTCTTTTCGATCGCCTCGCGAATAGCCGTGGTGTCTTTTTCGCCAACATCCACTCGGAAGTCCCCCGCCGCGGGCACAGGTGAGATGTCCACGGACCAACTGTATTTGCGACGGACTTCACCAAGGGAAGGGAAGCGTTCAGGCTTATGCATACCACCGAGTCGCGCAGGGGCATCTTCGACGATGCTGGCGTACTGCTCAAGGAAGCTCTCAACTGCGTTTTCAAATTCAGTCTTGGCAGACCTCATCTCTTCGGTGTACTTCATGAATAAATCTGCGGGGAGGATCCTCGATCCATTTTCACTCCAAGGTAAGGTGTAACGTTCGTGAATGGCTTTGCCCTTGTTCACTGCTCTCCAGATGGGTCGGATAGTATGACGAGGCAGGAGGTATGTTATCCAGCTGCCTGTGTCTCCGCCAGCCATCTTTCTTGAGGTAGTCTCATCAGTGACCTGCCTGTCCCGTACATGCCCGTCCCATCGACTGAAGCTCACTTTGGAAAGCATAGCTCGGGTTGTTATGTCTTGGGTTTGTGTTTTCATGTCCAGCTCGTCATACTTGGTTGTTATAGCAGTAGCGTTCATGATAGATCCTTTTGTGCCCAAAAGGGCGGTTTCGTGTTTTTGTTTTTTTGGATGCCGTCAGACTACACGAGGTAATCTTGGTGTTCGTTTGCCCAGTTGATGAACTGAGGATTGTTGGCTGCTTCCGAGCAGGTCTTCAACGTGTCGCGGATAGCCAATACACCGAACTCGTCAGGCAGTCTCACAGCGTACTTGATCGCTTGACTGGCATTGTCTTTGTTGACCCGCGAAGCCAACGCAGTAGCTACTGCATACAGTGCTGCCGGTTCGGTAGGCACTTTCGCATTTTCCGGGTCACTAAAAACCCGATCAAAGTCAGGTAAGGATTTCCAAACGCTCAGGAACCCGATGTACTCTGTGGCGAAGGATCTACCCGCTGTTCCGGACAAGGTCTCCAGATCCTCTATGCCGAGTAAATACAGCTCACTCAGGTTGGTGACCGTACGAGGACTCGGGCGATTCACGATGTCATTAGTAGCAGCTCCCGGATCGGTCAGCAGCCCCGGTCGAAAGCGAGCGAAGGCGACTACTACAGGAGCCACTCCGTTCGTCAGTGCCCAATCGCACCAGTCATTCACGTCAACGTCCAGCTGGACAATCGTTTTGAATCTTGATTTGATCGGCTCAAGTACGCCGGTGACTCCCGCTCGATCTTCTCTGCGATTCGTCGCAGCGATGAATACTATGTGATTTGAAATCTTTTTGCCGTTGATCTCTCGAGCAAGCAGCAGCTGCATGTTGGCTGCTTGGACGCACGCCGGTGCTTGACCGAGGTCATCGATGAGCACCACTGTTTTCTTCTTGGCTTTCATCATCTTCCGCAAATCGCCATAGGGCAGGAACTCCGCCTGCCCGTCTACGATTCCCGGCAAGCCTTTTTTATCGGTTGGGTCTTCGACAACTGGATGGGTGATGATAAGATCCGCACCCGCTGCTTCAGCAGCTTGCTTCACGATGTCGCTTTTGCCGACTCCCGGTGCTCCTTTGATCAGGACGGATTTGTTGTTGATGATGCATGTCGTTAGCAATTGAATTAGTTTTGTGGCTCTCATGATAGTCTCCTAAGTAGTTAGTGGTTCGGTTTTGTTCTATAAAGTTTTGGGTTCTTGGTTTTTGGTTCTTAGTTTTTGAAGAAATCTTTAATGGCGTTGTGTTCGTCGTAAAAAGTATTTTCCATTTCAGCCATGTCCTTTTCATCTTCCAAATGCTCAATGCAACGGTCGATGTCTTTGCTTGTGATGCTGTGACCCAGTATGTCTTCTCCGACAACTGTTATAACTTTTTTCAGATGGTTTGTTTTTGCCTTGCTCATTTTCGTTCTCCTGTAAAAAGTAGTTTTCAATTTCCAAACGATCGAAGTGCGTCGCAGCACTTTTAAGGACTACTCCCGATCGATGACTTTCTTCAAGCCAAAAAAGTTCAAAGCACTGTAACCTTGTCTCACCGTCAGGCTCGAAGGAGCCACGCTATAAATCCGCACTCACAGGTTTGAACTTTTCAAAAGGTCTGACCAACTTCGGTTGCACCCGATCGTTCTGCTTTCGCTGCCATCCTAATATCTTTATTCTGTTTTAATCATCCAACTATCTAAGTATATTGGCAAAACCAATAATGGTCCATGACAAAATCTTTTATTTTGACAGAAATTTTTTAAGTCTTTTCGGCTCCACTTTTAAGAATTTTCTCTGAAATATAAGGGAAATAAAGAAAAGTGCCCAGATAAGTTCTTTGACATCCAAATTTCCTGTATAATAAAATAGCTGAAAAAAGCTCCCTGTTGAGCGATCCCGGCGACGGATCCGGGAATGACTGCGGTCAAGATCCGTTCCCAAATATCCTGCGGGGCAGTAGGCAGGAAGACGTAAATGAGATGGGCAAGGCCCTAGCCCATTCCAAAAGCATTTGCTTTTGCACTCCTTGATCTCTGGGCAGTGGCTGGCCGCTCCCAGCAAAATGGTTTGACAGAGATCCACTTTGAAAGCCTCACTCAAAAGTTTCAAAGAGTCCTAAACGCTAGGGCTCTTTTCTACCTACTCAAGTGAGTAGAAGAAAAAGGTTTCTAAAGGAGTGATTGATAAAGAGCTCCTTCCAGGAATTTTTTATTAAAAGGAAATGTGACATGCTGAAGGGTTGGTATAATAAAGCAGTCATGCAAAACTTTACTGAACTGAAAGGAAAACAAAATGAGTACACGAGAACAAATCATCGAGCGATTGATCGGCGATAAGCGAACCCTGAACGGAGATAGAGTCATCCGTATGCTGAGAGCTGCTTACTGTGAAGGACAAATAGCATCCCTGATGGATTATTCTTGGAGGAGTGATGGAGTTCTTTTTGTCGGCGACGTTTCCTGTCCTGTTGAATTAGAATTGGCTTTTCAAATAGTTCTTGGTAGTGAAGGTCAAAATGATCCAACAGGCTCTCTTTTTATTTAATACTGTTCAGCCGGGACGTCCGATAGAAGTCACCACGCTGCGATCGTCTGGCTACGTTCAATATATGCAAGGGCCTCTGGAAACAGAACAACAGGAATTTTCCTTTGATGATGAAACAGGAGAGATGCAAATCCTTATCGATGAGCTAACCAGTGACGGATATTATTTTGAACTCACCAAGACACGCCTCCCATTTTTTTCGCCTTGCGTGCAAAAAACCAGCTGATTGTAAAAGAAGAGGTAGTGGTAATCACAACTGATAAACTAATTTTGAAAAGCATAATAGAGCTGTTGAATAAAGTTCGTGTAATAAACAAGGAAGATAAAGGAAAATAAAAAAGTCGGAAGTCTTGGAAATCCCATGAAGGTTCTTTTGTATGAATCCAAGTGAATACTAAAAAGAAGAGTACACTCCACACTCAAAAGAGTACACTCCACACTCAAAAGAAAATAATTTAGAAGGTCGTGTCATCCGTGCTGGGGTGTATAATAAGGTAACGAAGAAAGCCTGAGAAATTGATGGTTAATAATTTAAGGAGAAATGAAATGGAACTGTAATAAACAAGAACTCATGAAAGAACTCATGATGGTAACGGGTGTGGTGGTTTTATTTGGATCGTGTCCAGTTTTACTATTCACTCGGATCCTTTTGTTAGGAACTGATCTTATTGGTTGTGGGTCAGTTCCTTTTTTTATCTGCTCATAAAAAGTGTCACAAATTTTAGTCCTTGAATAGTTTGTTTTTGCTTTCTATGATTGAAGGTAAGGAAACCAAATTTTATGAAAGCGAAAGCGAAGACCAAGATCAAAAAAAGCATCGACAAAGATGCAAAGAACAAGAAGCGAGCTCCAGTCCGTATCAACGGCATAACACGTTGCTCCGTTAAAGAGGAGCGTTTTTGTAAGGAGTTTATCAAACACGGCAATGGGGCGAAGGCCAGTCGTGACGCCGATTATCTAAAGGGCAACAACCACGCTTGTAATGCGAACGAGCTTCTGAAGAGACCTCATATTATTCAGCGAATCAAAGAACTCACTCAGGACAGGGAGTATCGAACCCAAGTTACATCCGATCGGATAGTCAGGGAACAAGCCCGTATCGCATTTGCAAATCATGATGAGATCGCTAAGAAGGCCGCGGCTAGTGCGAACGTGGTAGAGTTTTTGAACTCTCTCAGCACGGATGATGCCTGTGCAATTGAATCTGTAAGGGAAAGAATAATTCCCGGGAAGCCCTTAGTGCCCGCACGAGTCAGTAAGAATGAAGTGGTTCTAAGGGCAGAGATACCCGCCGTTCCTGAGCGCAGGGAAGTCCGTTATGTTCTGCATGATAAGCAGAAAGCCCTTGATATGCTAAGCAAGGTTCAAGGCCTATTCATCATCAAGCACAGCCACTCGGACGACACCCCCGCAGTCAATGCTGTACGAGTAGAGGATCTCGATCTGTCTATTGAGGAACGTAAAAAGCTATTGAAGTTGGTTCGGGATGCTAGGGGAGAAGGAGAAAAGGAATGAAACCCATCACCACAGAACCTGTTCGATTGGAAGAATGTAATATCGTCGCGAGCATCTGCAGAGATAGTTTTTGGTTTTTCGTTCAGGAGTTTTGGCACGAGATTATAGAGGAGCCTATGACGGAGAATTGGCACATGCCTCTGCTTTGTGAGGAACTCCAAAAGATAGCCGAGAGGGTGTTCCTTCGAGAACCTGCTCGGCATGACCTTCTTATCAACATAGCTCCGGGCACCTCCAAATCAACTATCACCTCTGTCATGTTCCCTATTTGGTGTTGGACTCGAGAGCCGTGGGTTCAGATAGTTTGTGGGAGTTATGGGCATGATCTCGCACTCGATCTTTCAACAAAGGCCCGATCTGTTGTTGACAGTGAAAAGTTTAGAACTTGTTTCCCGGGAATTCGATTGAGTAGCACCCAAAATGCAAAGCAGTTTTATCAAAACACTAAAGGGGGTTGGCGGTTCGCCACTTCGACCGGAGGGGCTGTGACAGGTAGGCACGGTCACATCATCATCATCGATGACCCAGTTGATCCGCAGGGAGCTGAATCCTTGGCTGAGACCGAAGCTGCAAATAGATGGTTGACGGATATAATACCGAAGCGCAAAGTGGATCAAACCACTACAGCTACCATAATGATAATGCAGAGACTGAGCAAAGATGATCCCTCATCTCTTTGGTTGGCTCAAAAGAAGAGAGGCAGGCACATCAAACACATCTGCTTGCCAGCTGAATTAAATGAATTTGTACGGCCTGCCTCTCTTCGCCAATACTACACTGATGGCCTCTTTGATCCTGTTCGGTTATCAGGGACAGCCTTGAAAAACCAACGCGTACATAGCGAGTATTCTTATGAAGCTCAATATCTACAGAATCCGATCCCCCGCGGCGGTGGCATGTTCCACACGGACGAGATCGAGATCCTCGCACTGCCTAAGCATCCCCAGGGAGTCAAGCTCGTGCGGTACTGGGACAAAGCAGGCACTCAAGATGGGGGAGCTTATACTGCCGGCGTATTGATGGGTGTGAAAGGCAAAGGACGAGATCAAGAGTTTTTTATTTTAGATGTTGTGCACGGGCAATGGGATGCTTCCCGCCGCGAGCGGATCATCAGGCAGACGGCCGAGCTTGATACGAGACGTGTTATAATCCGCATTGAACAGGAACCTGGTAGTGGGGGCAAAGAGTCGGCTCAGGCCACTGTCAGAAACTTAGCAGGCTTCCGGGTGAGTGCGGATCCGGTCGGAGCCTCCAGCGGTAACAAACTTCAACGAGCCGATCCGGTAGCTGCTCAAGTCAACGCGGGTAATTTTAAGATGAGGCAAGCTGACTGGAATACTGTATACTTGGATGAGATGAGAGCGTTTAGAGAGCAATCAAAATACAAGGATCAAATTGACGCGACTAGCGGGGCCTTTGCCTACCTAGTCAAGAAAGTGAAATACATAGGAGCTTTGAGATAACATGGCAAAGAAAAAAGAAACAAGCAAAAGGATCGCTGCGAACAAGAAAGCAATCATTAAGAAGAAAGAAATGATTGGGACACGCTTACGAAATCAACATACACAGAATATATTCAATGAGATGTCCACCCGGAGCGCAGCGTGGGCAAAGATGTTAGATCCTCGAAGGAAATTAGATGAGGAATGTGGATACATAAGCAATCCCACTGCCAGCGATTATGATGACATGTACACAAAAGAAGGATTCGCCAAAAGGATAGTACACATCATCCCAGAAGAAAGCTGGCAGCAGGATCCGCTCGTCACTGAAGGGGAGAAGAGCGATGAGACGATCTTCGAGAAGGAGTGGAAAGAACTCGAGCAGCAGAAAGATTTATATGCCCTCATGGCACGAGCCGATGCGTTGAGTGGTATTGGGCGATTTGGTATCATTCTTATCGGCCTGAATGATGGCAACACTCTGGATAAAGAAGTTGCTGTCAGTGATAGGCTCGAATTGATATATCTGCGAGTGTTCGATGAGAGCGTTGTCAAGATCACCAAACTGGAAGAGGATAATCGGAATGAGCGTTATGGAATGCCCACACAATACGATGTTCAACTTCAAGACATCACACAAGAGTCACCTACCATATCTTCACAGGCCGTCAAAATTCATTGGACTCGCGTGATCCACTTAGCAGATAATCGTCGAATGAGTGACGTGGTGGGAGTGAGTAGACTTCGGGATGTTTTCAATCGTCTGCAAGATGTTCGCAAGCTCGCTGGAGGATCCGCAGAAATGTATTGGCAGGGTGCTTTTCCCGGACTGAATTTTGAGGTGAGTCCCGAGGTGCTTGAATCCGGTGGAGAGTTCGATGATACTGCAAAGAAAAACTTGAAGGATGAAGTGCTCGATTATACGAATGGACTACAAAGAGCGTTGACCACGATCGGCATCAGCGTGAAGTCGTTAGCACCGCAGGTAGTCGATCCAACTCCGCAGATCACGATCCAACTCAAACTCATCGCGTTGGCAAAAGGCATTCCCTTCCGTGTTTTCATGGGGACAGAAGAAGGGAAGCTGGCCGGTGGTCAAGATGCAGATGCATGGGCCAAACGAATGGCTTCGAGACAAAAAGAATATCTCACGCCATATGTGGTTCGTCCGTTCGTCGAGCGGATGATTGAGTTGAAGATTATAACAGAACCGGAACAATTCGACATCGAGTGGCCCAGCATGTTAGAGCCAAGCGACAAAGAGAAGGCCGATGTATCCAAAGTCATAACGGAAGCGATGAAAGCCTATGTACAGGGCGGTGTCGAGCAGCTTATGACTGCAGAACAATTCCTCGTACACATCATCGGCATGGAGGCAGATCTCGTGAAGGAGATGACTGCGGAAGTGGACGCCATTTTAGAAGAGGAAGAAGCAGAACAAGCATTATTGGAAAAGGACATGGCTGACGCACTTGCAGCGGAAGAAGTTGCCGCTGTTGCTGCTGCTGGTGGCATTCCACCGGTTCCGGGAAAGATCCCAGTGAAAAAAGCAGTCCCTCCTAAGAAGTAAAAGGAAAGATCATGGCAGTCACGAAATCAGCACTGAGAGTGGATCCTACACAAACCACCAACCTCCGGGCACGATTTGTGCGGGACATAAATAAACGATTTGCGTTGGTGGGCAAAGAAGTTCGGGCAGCAATTATTGATATGGATGCATTGGGTTTAGATGCACCACCAAAGCTCAAATTCAACATAGCTGAAAGACAAGTGTGGCGATTCCAAACGGATGCTCAGAAAATGCAATCCTTCCGGGACTGGCTCACCGAACAGGTTGATGATAATATATTGATAAGTGATGCCGTCAAGGGAAAGCCATGGCTGGCTCCGTACATCGAGAGCGGCTACAAGAAGGGGCAAGCATCAGCCTATCAAAAGGTGTACGGGGATGTTCTCCAAACGCCCGAAGCCATGCGAACGAAACCCAACGGAGATATCTTGGGCGTGAGCTTTCAGGGAGTCGAGGAAACAAAAAGGATCGAAGCAATATACACTCGGGCCTTCAGCGATCTGAAAGGAGTGACCGATGCTATGGGGCAGAAAATGTCTCGTGCTCTTTCGCTCGGTTTGGCCAATGGGGATGGCCCCCGATCGATCGCACGCAAGATGAGCAAGGAGATAACAGGTCTCACGCGTACGAGGGCACGAATGATTGCCCGTACAGAGGTTATCGCGGCTCACGCGGAGGGAACGTTGGATGCATACGCGGATCTGGGGATATCGCAAGTTTCCGTATTGGCAGAATGGCTTACTGCTGGCGATGATCGCGTATGCGAAATGTGCCAGTCGATGGAAGGTGAGATATTGAAGTTGGAAGAAGCACGCGGATTGATTCCGAGGCATCCCAATTGCAGATGCGCATGGATCCCGGTTCCCAATCAACCCGCTTCTTCCAAGACCACCAAAGAAAAAGCAATAGCAGAATCGATCGATGCTGAGCGGGTGAAAGGTTCGCTCCTCTCCAAGAAGAAAAAGAGTACATGGGCAGGCAAGGATTTGTTGAAGGGAGATCTGCCCAAGATCGTCAAGAAGAAAGCCAGCAAAAAGACTGCGAAGAAAGCTGTCAAGAAGGTAGTGAAAAAGAAAGTCGCAACAACTCCCGTATCACCGAAGGCCCTCAAGAAATACCCAGATCAGTCTCTCTTCGACAAGATCGCAAAAGAGAAACTCATCAAAGAGAAAGTCACAGCCAAAACAAAGAAGCTCCAAGACCAATTAGCAGCTCAGAAAGTCAAGACCAAAGCAGCCTCCAATAAGCTCGTAGCGGAGCAGGCAAAGACAGCCACAGCGAGGAAGGTAGCAAAGGAACAGTTGGACGCTGTAAAACTGGAAGTGATGGCAGAGAAAGAGACTATAGCACGACAAGCGTGGCGGTTGGAGGTGATTGAGCATCAAGGTGTTGTGGATCGGTTGAAGACGCGATTGGCCACAGCTACGCCAGCAGACCTCACACCCATCGGACGGGGCCAGCTTATTGGGCAGATGGATATAGCTGAGGACAGAATCCGAACATTACAGAAGAGACTGGCGAGGCCAAGAAAGTATTATCAGAAGCCCGTGCAAAAAATACCGCAACGATCCCTGACAAGCAAGGGAACCGGAGAGCAATTGCGAATAGTTGACAAAGATGCTTTGTATGGTTATACGGGTAATGATTTCAGTTTGATGAACAAGTATTTGAGAGATCCTTCTGTGCTCGCAGAAATTGAACTTCCGGGTATGAAGAGGAAGATCACCAATCTCAAAAAAGTATTAGGCAAGATGGATGGTTATCAGGGCACTTCCTATCGAGGCATGAAGTGGGTGAGGCATTATGATAATGATATGAAAGCGTTTGATGTATTTTCCTCAAAGTTGAAAACTGGTAAGGGCTTTTCTTTTGATACCTTCACATCCACATCGAGTCTTGAAGCAAAGGCTGCAAATTTCGCAGAGGTGACGGAGGACAGATTTCAATCTATCATATTCAAAATCAAAGGCAAGACGGGAAGGAATATAGCAGAATACTCTGCCCATAAGCATGAGCGGGAGATATTGTTTCACCCCCATCAGGTATTCAAAGTCATATCCATAGATAAGAAGAATGATTTTGATTGGATTGTGGAATTAAAAGAAATTGCCTTTTGATAAATAATTCAAGCGTATAATAATATAGAAGGAAACGAACGATGGCAAAGAAAAAGAAAGCAACAGAAGAAGAACGTGGAGAGAAGTTTTTGGCACAAGCGGGAGATTTTACTTTTTACGATGAAGAGCAAATTGCCGAACTCGAAGAGCGTGTGGCTAAAAGTAAGGAAAAAGAAGAGCAAAAGAAATAACAACCATAGGAGACCAATTATGAAGGCTATGAAAGAAGATCACTTAGTGTATATTTGCCCCGTATGTGAAAAGAAAGAACTGAGAGAACGACCTTGCAACCAGTACAGGAAGCACCGAGAATATAAATGCCTGTCTTGCTACCGCATATTTATTAAAGAGGACGGGTTGTGGAAAGATGTCACCCCCAAGACTACGTTATCAGCACTCACGAACTTCCGCACAGCAGTCCGGAAGTGCGTGGTGGCATTTGGGCAGGCTCAGATCGATGGGATGAAAATAATATGTAAGTGGATCAAGGATCTTCGTCCACATACATGGGTGGCAATAGTCATTGTGCCGTTGGTCTGTTCTACCATTGAGTTAGGGCTCATCTATATACAGTTGGTAAGGTTAAACAATCAACCCATTGAGATCAAGCAGCCCGTCACCGTTCAACGATACACACCACCAGAAATCCCATTGCAGGATTATCAGAAAGCTGTCGAGGAACTCCAAGATGATTAAAGAAAAAGGCAATCCATTTATAGAGGGAGAAGATTGGATCAGGTCGTTGAATCGATTACGTGATGCAATCCTGGCTACAATGCCTATGTTCGATGATGTATCGAAAGACAAAGTGCGGGAGTCAATTGAAAATTCCTATCTCAACATCATCAACTCACGCAGACGGGAAATGGACGATACCAATAAAAGTCTTTTGAACATCCTGAAGGATCTGGGAGATAAAGCCGTTGAGGTTCCTCTTGGGATTGCGGAGGATGCGGAGCAGGTACGAGAGCCTGCCGAAACGAAAGATCACGTGTTCTTGGATATGGATGATTCCGAAGCTGATTATCGCGTATGGCATCCTGATTATGAAGGATGTTCTACTAATATCTATTTTATTTCGGACAGCCTTTCTCGCTGCGGTTGGTGGGCCAGCTTTCTGGATATGGATGGACAGCATAGTGAATACCTAATAACGTGTTACTGGTCTGAAGATATTATGAAGAGAGAATGGAAATAAAGGAAAAGAAAATGACAGCATCATCAACAACACCGGACGGAAGAAAAGTAATTTACAACGAGACACAGAAGCACTGGCTTTACGAGGACACGGGAGTCCTGTACATAGGCCCATTGGTTCCTTGCTGGGAGTTTTCCCCGGACGCGGCAAAGCATATTCCAGCGGGTAATGTCGGTTTCATTTCTATGCTGATGCACGGTGATATCACCGCTGCTGACGTGGAAGCTATTGTGGTGGATCAGGTTCTGGCTCATCAGGTGAATTCCGCTATTTGTATTATCAAAAGTCTCGACAAGGCATTGACCGAAAAAGGCATCCTTCAAAAGATTGTGTGAGAAAGATTCTTTTGACATTTATCTTTGTCATATAATAGAGAGAGAGAGAAGGAGAAAAATAATTATGGGATTTTGTTATTGCAAAACTTGTGACAAGCATTTTCAGAGCTTAGGTATTGCTCGTCATCGTGCCATGCACCGTGACAAGCGGGAAAATCTCAATGGCGGATGATAAAACAATTCGACAGGCAGTAAAGCATTGGATCAAAGCTGAGTTCCAATTTCGTTTGGGAACGTATGGAGGGAACCACGCGATGGGTGCCCAAATTGCACTCGTGGAAGCAGAAGAGGATCTGCGAGAAGTCATCACCAGTCGAAGAACTTTGGAACAGTCTGGATTACGTTTGGGCATGAGCATTGAAGAAGGTCGTTTCAGAACCGCAAAGAAGGCCGTCAAAAAGTCTGTGAAGAAAGTCAAGGTAAGAAGAAAATGAAAACTAGAGAAATAAAATTTCGAGGTATGCCGAAAGGAAAGAAAGATGGACGTTAAAGAAGACCTAAAAGAAATAATAGAGCTGATGACAACAGGTTTTGAGAATGATCTATTTTCCAAGAGCGAGGAAGAATTGGAAAGTTACTGGTATTTCAAATTTGACCATAAGAAAACATTGCCGCAGAGTATCTATGAATTTTATGACATGTTAAGTCTTTATCATAATTTCTGTAGGAGGTGGGAATCACACCATAACGGTACCTGCTGCATTATTGAGCGGGTGAGAGATAAGTATCTTATGCCTAAAATTAACGAGTTTGCAGGGCTTTTTTGTGGAGTGATGATATGAATGTACACTTCTCAAGCAAAAAGATGGACTGGGAAACACCCCAGAAGTTCTTCGATGATCTTAACGCAGAGTTTGGATTCACTTGCGATGTTTGTGCAACACAACAAAACGCTAAGTGTAAGCACTATTTTACAGAAGAAGATGATGCTTTAACATTGCCATGGAACGGTGTTTGTTGGATGAATCCTCCATACGGTAGAGTCATAGGTAAATTTATACAAAAAGCGTATGAAGAATCTCTTTGTGGCACAACTGTTGTATGCTTAATCCCTTCAAGGACTGATACTCAATGGTGGCATAATTATTGTATGAAAGGCGAAATTCGATTTATTAAAGGGAGATTAAAATTTGAAAAGAGAAATCTACCTAGCTGGAAAGCAGATGGTACACACAAATCAAGTCCTGCACCGTTCCCGTCAGCAGTAGTTATTTTTAAGGGAAACAATTAACAATGACTAGATATACCTCAACAACCCCGAACTACTAGCCCACCAGGGCGAAAGGTATATCATGAGCGATAACAAATGCAAAGATTGTGGAATTGTTTTTAATAGAGGCGATGCCTCCATGCCGACACGACACTTTGAATCAGAGGTGGGCGGTGTCCAATGCCTCCGCAACCAACTGGCGGCTAAGGAGAAAAAAATTACCAGCCTCATCACAAATGCACATATCCATTCCGGCGACGTGTGTACTGCCAATAATGAGGCGGAGCGAATTGGATGTTTGTACGCTGAGTCGCAAAAAGAAAACGCTCGCCTTCGGGCGGGGATGTAAAGAAAAATAAAAAAAGATTAAAGTGCAAACCCAAAAGCCACGATAATAAGGTGGGCAAGAATTCTGGGACAAAACGAAAAGGATTTGCAATATGAAATTTGATAAAAAACTAAGGCATGGAAAGACAAACAACATATTCAGCACGATCGGGTGGACAGCTGCCGTTATCTTTTTCACCGTGTGCTTGTTGTTAAGTTGTATCTTCGTTGAGGACATCGAGGAGCCTATTGAGACAGACGCGATCGTTTTAGCTAGAGCGATTATGCCAGAAATTCCTGTGGTAAAAATACGACAACGGGACATCCTCAAGATGCCTTGTATAAGGGTTGTCTGGAAGTCTGACACACGCAGGGTGTTGTTGCCCGCGATTCTATTACAGGAGAAAGGACTCCCAGACAACCCATATTGTATGACATGGGGTTTCCGAAAAGATGCTGCGGAATGGTTGAAGCGTGATCCGAAGTCATTCGATCTAACAGATCCGCTCGATGTCGCGGAGTTGGTAGTTGCATATGGTGAGCGGTACACGAAGAAGTTATTCGAGGAGACCGGAGAACCCATGAGTACATTTTGGATGTTAGCGATGTACAACGGTGGCTGCGAGGATTATCTACAACCAGACGCCCAAGACTACGCTGATCGAGCTTGGACGTGGATATGGGCTTACGGAATGGACACCGTCTAAATGGCTTCAACAATATCAATGGGAAGAGATTTTGGATTGTTCATCAATAAGGGTGGAAAAGGTCTTGTGGTGATCAATCGAGATAAGGCAGTGGAGCAAAAGCTGCGAGAAGTTCCAGGAACTTTCCGCATCATCTGCGAAATGGATGCTCATGATTCTGCGAAGGTGCATGTCGAAGCCTATATTGATCAGATGAATGTAGAAGTGATGCCGGAAAACGTTCGTTTTTCCCTCTCCGATTATACGCGGTCAGATGACCACGGAGAAATGTCGAAGCCTGAAGTCAAGACATTAAAAGATATGTTACGAATAATGAGACGATTGGAAATCAATACGTCAGTAAAGGGAAAGAAAAAAGATGACTAAAACATTGATGGAACGAATAGTTGAAGAGATACCGTTGACACCTGATGCCTCAACGAACGATAACGACATTTGGCCGCAACGTTGGAAAGAAGCAGTGGCATCGCTATTGTCCATTCAACAGACCAATCATATATTGTCCAAGCAACTGTTGAATGAGAAGAATGGTGACAAAGAAAAGAGAAGAATGGAAGCTTCAGAAAGACTCACACGAGAGTTGGCCACAGCCACAGGATCTTACTATGAGGAGTTGCTATACAGAAGCGTTCCTGAAGGAATTATAATCCCATTGATTGTAAACTTTCAGCATCGCAAACAAAACGAAATTGAAAGTATGATTTCTTGGGAACATGGTAAGAAAGACATGGAGGGGATGGAAGACATCGAAGGAGATTTTGATGATGAAACGTAAACCGTTATTGATCACTGGTTTTTACACCAACGATTCCGTGTACATTAAGCATTATGATCGGTGGGCAGAATCGCTCAATAAATTTGGTTATGATTTTGATGTGCGACTTTTGCCAGATCGAGGGAGTTGGCAAAACAACACACAATTCAAAGCGGAGTATCTGTTTGACTTCGTTTGTGCTCATAGAGGTGCCCGTTGTTTATATCTTGACATCGATGCAGTGGTACAAGCACCGATGGTTTTATTCGACGATATGGAAGCAGACGTAGCAGCACACATACGTCCACCACGCCAGCAACGCAAACCGGAAATGCTCGGTGGCACTATTTATTTTGAAGCGAATGCCAGAGTGCAGCGGTTGTTCGGTAGTTGGGAGTTACTTAATATCAAAAGACCAGACCGATATGAGCAGCAAAATCTCCAGAGACTTCTGCATGAAACTGGAGACATTCATTTTGTCGATCTGCCGCCGGAGTATTGTTTTATTTTTGATCTCATGCGGGAGCAGCATCCAACATTGGAACCTGTTATTCTACACATGCAAGCATCACGTGAAGCAAAGAAAGGAAGAAAAGATGGAAGTTTGGTATGCCATCCCGAGTGCTAATCCAGAGAAGTGTGATGAGACGTTCGCGATTTGGAAAAGCATGGGATACAAAACGATAGTATTGTTGGACGAAGGAATGCACACAGTCCCCAACGCCGATAAGATTTTGTACACGAAGAAGTACAGAGGTTGGCCGAAGGCATTGAAAGAACTTTGCCGTGCTGTGGATTCAGATATTGTTGTTGTTGGGGGTGATGATATGTTCCCGGATCCGAACATACAAGCAGAAGATATTGCGAAACAATTCAAATCACGCTTCCCCGATCTCTTCGGAGTGATGCAACCGACTGGTGATCGTTGGATGCTCGATTCTGCGAAGAGATGTGCCGCCGAACGTATCTGCGGAAGTCCGTGGTTGGGTCGTTCAGTGATTGAAAGGCTCAATGGGGGTCGTGGAGTCTTTTGGCCTGATTACTATCATTTTTATGCGGACGAAGAACTCCATGATGTATCAAAGCAGTTGGGGATTCTTTGGCAGCGTCCAGACTTAACACAGCACCACGATCATTGGTCAAGGATCGGACGAAAGCGTCCAGAGTATTTATGCAAAGCCAGAGATCATTGGAACGCGGATAAAGCATTATTTGAAAAAAGGAAAGCTGCGAACTTTCCCAAACATAAACCGAAGAAAGTAAAATCATGATATCACCTATCGTAGCAACTTGGTGTCAGAGTTTGAATGTTGGAGATTGCATTACTCCATATTTGATTGAGAAGATAACGGGTGCGTTGCCTGTTTTTGTTGAACCGGCATCGGATTGTGTAAAACTTTATGGGTGTGGCAGTATCATGGATTGGGTTGATGGTAAAGGAATTGTATGGGGAAGTGGGATAGGAGCACGCATAGAAAAGATTCATCCTGCTGCTAGTGTTCGCTTGGTTCGTGGCCCCTATTCTGCGTGCGTGTGTAAATTGAGTGGTTGCGCTGATGGATACAAGTATGGTGATCCGGCGTTGGTTCTTCCAACATTCATTCCACCGTCTGAAATGAAGAAGTATAAAGTCGGTTTTGTTCCTCATTATGTAGAGCAGTTTGAAGCATGGCTGCTGCATGGGAAAGAGCATAGAAAACAACCAGAAGATTTACACATCATCAACGTTCTTCAATCTGTCGAATCATTCGTGAAGGAAATCACGCAATGCGAATTCGTTTTTTCTTCGTCGCTCCACGGTTTGATAATCGCTGATGCTTATGGCATTCCAAATCGGCAAGTGGAAATCACTGATAATCTTTTTGGTGATGGTGTCAAGTTCTTCGACTATTATGAAAGTGTTCAGCGAGTAATAATGGACAAAGAGGATTGCAGAAAAAAGAAGTTGCCTTTGGCATATGTCGATGATCTTACGATAAGATGGCAGCAAGAATACAAGCCTGAGTTGATCAAACAGCTACAAGTGAACATTATGCATTCGTGCCCATTTGCGAAAGGATATTTGGAATGAAAATAGTAGGAGTGATGATAGTTCGCAACGAGGATTGGGTGCTTGGCTTCTCCCTGCGTGCAGCCATGTCATGGGTCGATTCTATGGTAGTGTTGGATAATGGCTCTACAGACCATACAGCAGACCTCCTAGACGAAGCAAAAGCGATGTATGGAGATCGTTTATATCTTTTACGATCCAGAGCAGATGATCACTGGCAGGAAATGGTTGATCGTCAACGCACGCTCGAAGAAGCGAGGGAAGCCGGAGCAACGCATATTGCGATCATCGATGCGGACGAAGTTCTTACTGGCAATTTACTGCCTCATATTCGTGAGTGGATTGAATCGTTAAACGATTACCAGCTGTTGGACTTGCCTATGATCGCACCGTGGAGAAGTCTCGTTGCATATCGGGACGACAAAAGCGTTTGGAGTCGTTCATTTATCACCACAGCGTTCAAAGATAATCCTGATTTGGGTTGGTATAACCGAGCCGGGGATTATGCTCACCATAACAGACCACCACATGGTTGTTCTGCTTTACGTTTCCGGCCCTTGCGGGGAAAAGCAAAGGGAGGAGTGATGCATCTTCAATGGGTTAATTGGAATAGACTTCGAGCGAAACACGCATGGTATAATGTGCAAGAAAGAATCCGTTGGCCTGACTTGTCTCGCTCTTCTGTTGAAGCATTGAACAAGACATACGGACAGGCGTTGGATGAGCATAAAATAATCACAACACCGATGAATCCCGAATGGTGGTTTCCGTATGGACGTTGGTTGGACAATTTGGTATTGGATGGTGAAAGTTGGCATGCGGAAGAAGCCCGAAGAATGGTTAGTGCAAATGATCCGGTGTTGTTCGAAGGTCTCGATCTTTTTGGAGTAGTGGAATGAATGTAATTGGAATGAGTTTGTTTTATTCAGTAGATGGGGAAGGCCAAACGAAGGATCGTTGGTTTTTCTACCAAAAGTTTTTGTCCTCAATTATCCGTGCACACGCGGAAGTATATCCCGGTTGGCAGCTCCATCTGTATTATGATGACAGCATCTTTCAGGGTTATTATGGATCAGTGCTTTTTGCTTTCGCACGACAGCAGGGAAGTTTTTTGAAATTGATTTATGGAGGCAAAAACTCCCCAATGCTTTGCGAGGGGATGTTATGGCGATTGCGTCCGATCTGGGAATCGGATGCTGAATATGTTTTCAGTCGAGATATTGATGCTTTGCCCACTCCTCGGGACAGATACGCTTGCGATCATTTTATCAATACCGGAATGGACGTTCATACCATCGCAGATAATCCCGCTCACGTAGGAACACCCATCATGGGAGGTATGTGTGGCTTCCGTACTGCTGCGATACGCAAACTCTACCCAACGTGGAAAGATTTTAGCGAGTCGAGAGCGATGACAAACAAGCATGGTAGTGATCAGGTTTTTTTATATCATCAGATATGGGACATACTACGTCACAGGGCAGTCGGTCATCGCTTGGCATCGACAGCATCCGAAGGAGATCAGTATGTAATGCGTGAAGTTTCCAAGACGGTAGAGCTGGCAGAAGATGTTGCCCGGGATGTTGATGCCTTGACTCCCGGAATCGGACAAAGTTTCCAACACGTCCCTGTGGTAAAATGGTTCGATGCTCACTGCGATACTACTGCAATTCAAAAGTGCGAAGTTGAAGCCCATCAATCACCAATCCAAGATGATACTCCTCCACCAAGTAAAAGAGTGGTGTTGTCCGCTACGTTGAATATGGATTATTCTTTTTTTGCACCGCTGTCTTCTATGCTTTGGAGGAAGCTCACAAATTATACTCCGACTTTATTGTTGGTGGGATCTTGCGAAGAATGGCAAGGGCCGGTTTTGGATTGGTCAAGAGAAGCTGGTGCTGAAATATATTTCATTGATCGCGTCGAAGGATTCAAAGATGCGACTGTTGCACAACTCGCTAGAGTGTTCGCTTGTGATTTGGAATACTACGGATTACCTCTAACAGATAGTGATTACTTATTGATTTCAGATATAGATATGTGGCCACTCGCAGGGCAGAAGTTTATTGAAGCCAATTTTTCAAAACAACTTCACTTGTATTATGGTAATGCGTACGCTCACGAAGACAAGCCGAAATATCCGATGGCGTATATGGGTGCGAGGGTTCCGGTGTGGCGGGATCTTGTGGAAGGTTTCAGTTTGGTAAGTGCGTTGGAGGATGGCTTGCGAAACGAAACCGATGGGATGACTATTTGGAATTATGACGAGATATTTATGGGATCGCAAATTCATAAATGGATGCAGGAACATCCTGACGCCACTGACATCATCGAACGTTACGGTGCTCCACCGGTCGATCGTATAGACAGAAGTTGCTGGCGTGATTTGAAGGCTGGTGATATGGACGCCCATTTACTTCGTCCGGGACACACCGCAGAAAACTGGCCAAGACTTCGTGAGCTTTTGATTAACGTGATACCGCATCGAATGGATTGGTGCGATACGTATTTTGAAGAATTTACAAAGGAGAAAAAGTAACATGGATTCATACGGAACACATATACCGTTATTGGCATGGGCAGTATTACAGGAATGGGGGCCAATACTTGAACTAGGTGCGGGAGATAATTCTACGCCGATGCTTCATTTGTTAGCAGGAGAGCAACGCTTGGTTACTGCCGACTATAACAAAGAATGGCTGGACAAGTTTATTGATTTGAAAAGTGACACGCACGAGTTCCATCACGTTACAGATTGGAATGCTTGGCCTGTTCTTGATGAGAAGTATTGGGGCGTGGCATTCGTGGATCACTCTCCCGGAGAACGTCGAGCCTTTGACATCGCTCGACTTCGAGAGAGTGCAATGTTGGTAGTTGTACACGACACACAACAACCAACGGCAGCAGATTATAAGTATGAGCCAGTTTTTGACACGTTCAAATATCGCTTCGATTACAAACGCTGGCCAACGTGGACAACCATTCTTTCGATGACAAACGATCTGTCTGCTTTGAAGTCTTTATGTACGGAGTAATTTGGAATGGAAAAGAACACGGAACGTTCGAACAATCCGATAGACAAAGTCAAGGAAAAGAATTGGATCATTGCGTTGATAAAAGAACGCATGAGTGATGGATTCTACGGAGAAGTTCATATCACTTTTCATGCAGGAAGAGTAATGCACGTCACTGATCAACGGAAACATCTACCTCCTACGCGGGGAACATCTCAAAAATAAACTTGAAAAAAACTTCTTTTTTCTTTTGCTTTTGCTCCAATCCACTTTATCATAAAGATTGAAAAGTGAATATGAAAAGCACAGAAGCATCCGAACACGGAGCCTTCATCATGAGGCTTCGTGTTTTTTTATGTCCGGAGAAAAGAATGAAAACTATTTTCAATAATATAACAGCGAACCTGTCAGGAGAGATTCGTCACGAGCGTTTAGAAGATCGTGACTACTTGGTAGCACCGATGGTAATGATTGTTGAAGGGGTTTTGAGCGGATCCGAAGGGCCTATATTTTACCCAAACGAAGAGCTGAGCAAGTTCCCAAGTGTTTGGGATCACAAACCGATCGTTGTGTATCATCCCGAAGTCGAAGGCAAAGCCGTGAGTGCTTGCGATCCGGTCATCCTCGACAATCGCAAAGTTGGCATGGTTCTGAATACACGTTATGAAGAAGGGAGACTGACAGCCGAAGCATGGTTGGAAAAGTCTCGAATTGATAAGGTGGACATTCGCGTCACGGAAGCCATCGAAACCAATACCATGATGGAACTCTCTACAGGGTTGTATGCCGACAAAGAAGAAAAAGCCGGTGTATTCAAAGAAGTTGCCTATGCTGGCATCGCTCGCAATTTCAAACCCGATCATCTCGCACTCCTTCCGGATAAGATTGGTGCGTGTTCGATCGAAGCTGGTGGAGGTTTTTTACGCAATCAACTCAGTCAACAATCTGTTCGGGATGAGCTGCAGGTTTTGGTTACAAAGAATCGCTCTTCAGAAAATAAAGAACAACCAGGGTTCCTTTGGGTCGTTGATGCTTATTCTGATACATTTATTTACGAGGATAACAACCAACTTTTTCAAATGGGATACGCAGTCAATGGAGACAGCGTATCATTAGCCGGCACACCACAAAAAGTGGTTCGTCGATATGAATATGTCACAGTCAATGGCAAGAAGCGAATCCATAATCTAACATACGAGAAGGAGCAAACAATGGATAAGGTAAAAGTCGTAAAGGCACTGATCGAAGGCCCGAGTTGGGTCGAAACGGACAAAGAATTTCTCATGTCCTTGAACGAAGAAGCCCTCACGCATCTGCAGGATCGGAAGCCTGTGGATAACGAGGTTGTCCCACCGGTCGTTGAAGATCCCCCGGCACCCGTAGTTCCGGCAGTCGAGAATGAGGAAGTTCCCCCGGCAGCCAAACCCCCAGTAGTGGATAACGTATCCACTGAAACTTTCATCGCCAACGCTCCCGCCGGCATCAAAGAAGTCCTTGAAGAAGGACAGAAGCAGGTGAAAGCAACTCGCAACGCTTTGATCACCCGGATCGAAGCCAACGAGAAGAACGTGTTCACAAATGAACAGCTGCTCGGCAAAACGATTGATGATTTGAAATCAATTGCTGCGTTGGCTGTGAATGAAGAGGAGCCGGTGCCCAGCACGGACTACTCCGGACAAAATCCGGTCGTGGATAATGCCACCGATCACAACGAAGTGCCGCTGGAAGCGGTTGTGATGAACTTCGATCAAAAAGGTTGAGTCAGTATTTTACTGAATCAGAACAAACAACGATAACGAATAGAATAGGAAAGGAATAGTCAAATGGCAAACACAATTCAGATTGATGGACGGGCAGATAGTTTCGTC